GTGGTAGCGTCAGTGGCACCTGCAGTGGCAGCGGAAGTGGCAGCGGAAGTGGCAGCGTCAGTGGCAGCGGAAGTGGTAGCGTAAGTGGCAGCGTCAGTGGCATCGGCAGTGGCATCGGCAGTGGCAGCGAAAGTGGCAGTGGCAGCATTAATGTTACTTCTTTTATACCAAATAGCAGATGCAAATCCAGCAGCAAAACGTAATACAAATGGAGAAGGTACAAATACTATTCGACTGTCTGGAGGAGGTTCTAATCCAGCTGATTGATACAGTTCACGCACAGCTTTTCTACATATATCTTTTTCTATTTCATCCATTTGTTTAGTAGACATTGCATTAGCAATCCATGTATCTGCCCATGGTTTTAATTGTTCCTCATGTTCTGGTGTCAGTTTATATTTTTTTGCCATAAATTACCTCATCTAGTTGATCCATCAGTAATTCCAAAGATATTACTAACTTATGTTCAGATCCTAACTCTTTTTGCCATTTTATTAGCAGATCATTTAACTCAAACCAGTCTTTTATTAATTGTGTATTCATTAAATAAACCACTCCCTTATTAATTGTCCTGTTAAATAATGCCCGTTAAGTATAGCCTCTTGCTCCCATGGTAGTTCACAATGAGATTTATTAAATAAATATACAGTGTTGTTTTCCCATTTAACACATCCAAACATGGGGTGTTTATCTAATCTGCCTTGCTCCATTTGCTGAACATGTATCAATTCATGTACTAAAATTGACCAGCTATACCAGTTAGTTAAATCTAAAACTGTCTCTGTTATTATAATTAAATACTTATGCTTGTTATCTAAACAACAAGACTGTCCTCCTGCTAGTTCAGGAGTTAACATTAAATTTAGGTTAACATTAATTTTCAATTCTGTACACACCCATTTAAGGATTTTTTTAAATTTCCTGTTAACAGGAATGTTAGTTGTAATTCTCATACTCCCTCACTCCTTCCCTTCGGTCAGTTGTTTACTTTACTTCTTCTAACACTTTTAGTTTTTTGACCCTTAGTTTACCTGTTTGACAAGTAATAATATCTTTAATATTAACTTCACACACTATTAAAGTATCTCCCTCATCCCAATAGAATGGAGTACTGACATGTAACCCCGATCCACAACTAACACTTTGATTTAACTCTACATTTTTACACTGTGCTATTTTACCTTTAAAGTATTTAAATGTATTATCATAACAAGATACCCATACATTTTGATCATTCGTCTTATTAACTCTTTTATATAAAATATATTTATTATTAACAGGATATACATTAAGAGAACATGCAATATATTGGACTAAGTCTTTAAATATATTGTTAATTAAGTGTCCATAACTGACCCATGCATTCCCGTACACCTGTGCATTCCCGTACACCCGTGCATTCCCGTACACCTGTGCATTCCCGTACACCCGTGCATTCTCGTACACCAGTGCATTCCCGTACACCTGTGCATTCTCGTACACCAGTGCATTCCCGTACACCTGTGCATTCTCGTACACCAGTGCATTCCCGTACACCTGTGCATTCTCGTACACCTGTGCATTCCCATACACCCATGCATTCCCGTACACCCATGCAAGATTTAGATGACTTAGATTGTTTTCTTTTTCAATATACCCTCCTAAATCACCTTTTTGAATAGTTTCAAATTGACGTGTAGCTTGAATACGATATAAAGTATGTCCATTTAGGATAATTGTATCTTTTTTTAACAGTTTGTATTTTTTCACTTCGTTCATTGCTTACCCCCCTTCTTTCTTTGTTAATAACTATCCTCGACAGGTTTAGTTAATAACTTTAGTTTTTCGTTCAACTCATTGGAATTGTTAACAGAAAACTCGGACTCAAAAGTAACTAGGTCAAATCCACGAAAATAAGGTGCATCAAAAGAGTACCCAGCTGTTATATCAAATCTACCTTGTCCTTGATACATAACTCTTATTTTAAATCCTATATCCTCATACTCATTACAACAATCTAAAGCTAAGTCTTCTAAGTCCAATCCATTGTTGATCAAATGTGCCTTATCCTCTTTGATTACTCTAAGTAAATCCTCCCACCTTGCATTTACTTGGTCCGCAATTTTTGCAGAATAGCCACCCGAAGAAACAAGGTATCTTAAGTTTTCACTACAAAACAAGTCAATACATCCACAGTTATTTGAATTTGCGATAAACCCAGCTCGCGATAGATATTCTTGATCTATTATTTGCCCAATATCAGCAAACGGAAGTCCTAATCCTTCTAACCAGCTGTATACTACATCAGAATACCCATTCAAATATATATTGTCTAATTCTTTGTTAGTACTCATACTCCCTCCCTCATTCCTTTCAGTTGTTCGGTCGTTCACGACGGTCTTATTTGAGATAAAGCTAACTTTTTTGTTTTGAACTTGTCCCCCGTTTGTTTCAACACTCGTTCAGCATCAGTCAATATTGGTTTAATAATATACCCCCGTCGTCGGTATTCTTCAAGTTTATTTTGCCCCCACAAAGAGTTGCGTTTTTCTGCTAAGTTAATTACATTCGTTTCACTCATAACTCCCTCCTTGTTCGTTTCATTCATCAGTCTATTGATTTTTTCTAAACTTGCTTGTATCCTAGTTAATCTGTTTTCAAACTAACTGTTTGATTTCATTGATCCTCTCGCCCAGTTTAACATATTGATTAGATAGTTGAAATCCTCTGATACCTGTCTTATTTTTTAACTGATCGTAACGTGCTTTAATTTGATTCTGCTTAACTAACAAACTGTTAAAGGCATCTAAACAAGCGTCTGATACCGTCAAACTTTTAACGGTATTTATTTCGACATCTATTGGAATGTTTAGCTCGTGCAACAATCTTCTTATTTTTGCCTGATGTCCCCTAGTCGAAACTGAATAAAAATAGTTGTTAAATACATTTAACCCATTAATATTCCTGAAAAAATTCCACCAGCCATACGACCATGCAGTTAAAGAATTACAATCAAATTCAACATTAGATGCCTTATACCTGTTTAGTCTAGTGTAGTATTTCATTGTTAACTCCCTCCCTTCGGTCAGTTATCGTTTAGTTGTCCAAATTTTACCATCTACTATAGAATAGTTATCCAAACTGTTCAATTCCCAATCCGGCACATTCACTAACCTGCCTATATACTCGTCGGGTCTTCCATCAGTATAGTGCAAATAACTTGAACGGTCCCGATCTGAAAACAGCCAGCATTCCTGTTTATGATTGCAAGCTAACTGATTTAAGTTTACCTCATCCTGAGGGTTGGCGCACACTACCAAGCACGAGGTTTCAAGTACACCTTGATAACAACCTGTTATCTGCTTGTAATTAAAACCATAATAAGAAAGATCTGCTTGTAATTTATCTAAATTGTTGGAAGAAACAATACCTATTTTTTCGTGCAAAGCTAACATATGTCACCTCCTAAAAAATGTTAACAAAGACACTGTTATTACAATAAAACCTAGATACCCCATCCAAAGTAATAGTTCACTCCCTAGGTCAATCATTATTTGCATGCAACTCCCTCCATTCTTCTACTTCTTGTTTACGATAATATAAGCCATCAATCTCTTCAAACTCCCCATATTCCCATTCAGAACATCCTTCATAAAAAGCAACAGGATCAATTTGACGCAAAGCATAACCATAAGGATAAAAAGTATTTCCAATATGTAATTCGGGACATGTATCGTTCAACCACAGTTCAAACTCGTCTTCTACTTGACTATATCGTAATCCATCTAAATCATCTCTGATCATTGTTAAAGCCCTCCTTTGAATAGAAGTACTTTACTGTTGTTTCAGGTGTCTTATCATGTACACTCACCCAAACCTCTTGAAGATAAGTATCGCCACAGTCTTCAAATTTAACTCGCTTTTCGAATACCCATCCTATTTGTTGGCGCTCTCCAATATATTGTTTAGAAATACATCTACCATAGTCTTGTTGGCACGCCTTAAATAGTTTGCCTATACTATTGTAACATGTCTCATAAACTTCGGTCTCACAATTACAATACCTCTTTTCACCTTCAACTTGCACAAATATTTCTTGGATATATAAGTTACTCATAAAACCCCCCCTTATCTAACTAATTGCCCGTAAATAAACGTCACTTGTTTAGATATTAATTTAACTTCAGCCAAATGTTTAATCAAATCCGCACCTTGTAGTTGTCCTAACCGTCGTTTAGCTGCTTTTAGTTCAGCTGCTTTTCGTTTTAATTGATTGATCAATCTTAATTTATTCACTTCGTTCATATTCCCTCCCTATTCGTTTCACTCATTTACATTCTGTTAATAGCAACTAATGCCCAGATCAAAACTAAACTGATTATTAAAAAACTTAACATGTTACACCTCCTAACTTAATATGGTTCTTAGTTCAGATCGATTGATCATACCATCATTTAACATCTGATATAATTTGCGCATTCCAGTTCTACGTGCATACCATGGACCCTGTAATAGTCTTTTAATTTCGATTATTTTATTATTTAATGTATTCATCATGATCTCCTTTCGTTGCGTGTTGCTTATAACATACGTAACGGAACTTTTCAAAAAAACTTTAGGAATATTTTTAAATGCGTGAAATGATTAAAGAAAAAGGTAGGAATAGTCCCTCTGATGGTAGGATCATAGCTATTGTTATAAGAGATGGACTTAATAAAACACTCCCTCCTCCACGACACACGAACACATACACGGAAAATAAAATAAATATTTTTTATTTTGGAACAGCGCTTGCATTGTCAAATGGTGTGCCAAGTCCCTAACCTATGATAAAGTATGATGTTTATTTTTTAGGCATAACTCTTGCAGGGGAAGTGGGTTTTGACTTGGGGGGCGGGGCGAGATTATGTCCCACACACTCGGCCCTGCTGGAAGATTCGGCCCTGCTAAAAGTGCGTGATTATTAGATTTATACTTTCAGTCACTTACTCACCTTACAGTACATCTACTCTCACAGTACAATGTTCCGCTGGAGCACAATTAGGCCCTCCTACAACTCCAGCCCACCCTTTAAATTAATGCTTGACAAGTCGTTTTAAATGGTTTATATTATAAGGGAGAGTAATCACAGTTTTACTCTTACGAGCTGTTCTGCCGATATCTCGTTGGTAATATTAACCTTTAAACACAGGCAAGCTAGAACTAATGAAGATTAGTTGGATGAAAGACGTGACATCTGGGATCGTACAAGCAGTCGGTACCACAGGATTAGCTACCTTGTTGGAATCACACGAAAACTTTTACGCACGCGACCTACCTTATTGGACACAGGGACGTGTCGCACGAAGAGCTGACTTAGGGACTGAAACTAGCTTTAACACCCAGTCCAGGGTCAGCTTTTCCTCTAGGGTACAAGACAAGCATTCGTCAAGTCTTACGAGAGAAGAATCAGGACGATACCGGTCCACGGACCACTTTGCTAAGTTTGCTGTCCGTCACTGCATAGATGGTAGGAGTGATGCCCTACAGATAATTCAATTGTAAGTCTCTTAACGAAGAATATACTCGGCCCAATAATCTTTCCATCCACTGATGCAAAGAAAAGAGGGTGGTTTGTGCTTGACAAATGTTAATCTCTCATGGTACAATATATCTCAGAGGTGATTAAAAAATGAGAACCATTCTTAGACCATTTAAAGTATTTAGTTATCTGTTAGCTGCCGAGTCAGCAGGTGTCGTTAACGAAGAAGGTGTCTTAAGAATCCACTTAACTACATTTTCTGCTAAGCTTAAAATGTCTTCGTTTCGAGTACGTAAGTCGTTGAATTGGTTGAACGAGAATGGATTTTTTTCTGAGTTTAGTTTAAGGTTCGGGGAAGCTTTTGTTGTCCCTAAACTGACTAAAGAGGTTAAACGTGGACTTAAGTAACAGTAATATCACTAAACTTGTAGATTCCTTATTTGTACCTACTGTAGATCAACGCGAATTTAAAGCTAAACTTCTTATAAAAATCAAAGATAATCCAACAGTTAACTTAGAGACACTTACCCTTCAGCAAGCCAAATCGTTTGTTAAAGAGTGGAGATTAGCCGAATGGTGGCACGAAGCTGGATTTCGCGAATGGTTGTCAAATTCTGACGAATTTCGACAAAAGTTAGAGTTTGTGCTGGGTGAAACGCTGGAAGAAATCTACAAGCTTATCTTAGATCCTGAAGCTTCTTCTCAGTCTAAAGTAAGGGCGTTTGAAATAATGGCTAGATTGGCTGGTAAAGAGCCTCCAAAAGTTAAAGAAGTTAAATTTAAAGATAGTGAAGTAGAAAAAATGGACGAGCAACAGCTCGATGAATTTATTAGAAAACACTCTAAAGGAGCGTAACTCCAAATGCTAATTCTTGGTAACAGGGTGCATGATGTGTTTTCGGTCAAAATACAGGAAGGTGCCCTATCTGTAGGTACTACGGCTACGTTGGTAAAAAGTGCCACTACAGTACTAACGCATCGAAAAGCCTTTATTCTCTATAATAATAGTGCTTTACCAGTTTACCTTGGTAGCTCAACTGTAACTACCTCCTCTGGAATACCGGCCCAACCTGGAGAAACTATAATCGTAGGTACCACAGAAGAATGTACATGGTATGGGATAGTGTCCGTAGGTACGGCAGATTGTCGTGTGATAGAAGGTTATTAACAAGATGACAGTATTTAACAAAATAATCTCTAATTTCTTTAAACTGATCGGATCTACTTCTGGAAATGTGGCAGAAGTTACGGCAGCTAATCAACTGAAGGTAGACGCTTCGGGTACGACCGTACCTGTATCTGGTTCAGTTACAGTTAGCGCGACTAATTTAGATATACGCGATTTAAGTTCTAGTACGGATTCAGTTGCAGCAGTTTGCACAGCAACAGACTTAGACATACGTAATCTTAACGCTACAGATGATAAAGTTCAAATAGGTGCACTAGATTCTACTGTATCCACAAATTCTAACACACAGCTTAAAGTTACTATTTATAGGTCTGATGGAACTGAAGGATTAGTAGACGATACAACTGGAGCACTGGTTGGAATAGATGCAGCACACGCTGAAATTCATGCTGGAGATCACTTTTTTATTACAAATTATATAACATTAAATATTGCAGGAACTTTAATTTACGGAGTAACGACTCCCAATACTACAAAATGGGCACATTTATTTTGGGAAGTAGACTGTACAGGAGAAACCTTATTTCAAGTGTATGAAGTAGCAACGTGGACTGGAGGTACTCCTGTAACTCCTGTTAATTCTAATCGAAATTCTGCAACTGTTTCTGGATTGACTATAGCAACTGCACCTACGATATCTGTAGCTGGTAATTTACTAGCAGCTTCTTTGCTTGGCCTTGCAGCGGCTCCTTCTAAAGCAGCTTTAGCTGGAAACAGTAAACGTGAAGATGAAATGATATTAAAGCAAAATACACAATATGTATTTAAATTTACTTCAAACTCAAATTCAAATAATATAACTTATCGTGCTTTGTGGTATGAGCATACTAATCTTTAAGAAAGGGATATAAAAATGAGTGGATACTATCAGAAAGAAGTGTTAATAAAAGATACGTCTACTACACTGGGCGCTAGCGAAACTAACACCCCTATTTCGCAGAATTTTAGAATAAGTGCAGAAGGTTCTAAGTTCTTGAAAGTGTTAGTGGTTTCTGATACAGTCACAGCTGGAGCAGGGATTACGTGGACACTTCAACAGTGGTTAGGTAAAGATGAAGATGGTAACGACGAGTGGGCAGCGTGTGGAGCACCTAAAACTGTATCTGTTACAGGAGATGGGGTTACGGTTCTTACATGGAACAATGGACTGGCAGCTGATGCAGCTTATCTTCCTTTTACTAATATGGCTAGAGTAGTTATGACAACAGGAGCGGGGTCAGCGATAACTGTAGAAAGAGTGTCTGTGATACAACAGGATTAATAGTAAATGTCTGAAAACACTAGACTATTGGCAGCTGCGATTCGTAAACAGCAAGCAATTAAACGGGATAAATGTATAGATCCTATTGATCTAGAATCTCGTCCGTTTGCTAAGCAAGAAGAAATATTCAAAGCGGCTAGTAGTACTCCAGTTAGAGCAGTTATTGCAGGGAACCAATGCCTTGCTGAAAATACATTAATAATGACTCCAACAGGTCCTTGTCCAATTCAAGAACTCAAGCCAGGAGATTTTGTTTATTCTGAAGAAGGTAAACCTATTGAAATCCTATCTGTATTTGATAATGGTATAAAAGAAGTAGCTGATATTACAGTACGAGGAGTCTCATTAGTTAGCTGCACAGCAGAACATCGATGGGCAGTTAAACAGTATTCTAGAGAAAATGGAAATCTATTAACTGAACTAGAATTACCTGCTTGTGAATTTTCTACAGAGATGGGCATTAAGAGAATTACTGTAAAAGCTCCATTAGGAAATGTACATGAACCTCATGCATATGCAATAGGAGCACTTTTAAGAGACGGATGTTCTCGACAACGTGGTTCGGAAATTCAAATTTCAGCTGGAACAGAAGAAGTCCCAAATAAAGTTGCATCTATTTTAGGCGGAAAAGCTTATAGGAAACATGAAAATAATTATACTTGGGGACTTTCCACTTCAGTATGTAACTATTACAATGAATGGTGTAAAGGTAGGTATGCTCACGAAAAAGTAGTAAACTTAGAAATTGTTAAAACATGGGATAGAGAATCCTTATTACAATTTATTGCTGGAATTATTGATACGGATAGGTCATTATATCCATCACGAGATCATATAACATTATCTATAGGAATGCAAACTTATTCTGTAATAGAAGCTATCAAATACGCTTGTTTAGCACTATGGCAAGTACCTTTAAATTATACTTTAGACAATAGGGTAAAATATAAGCATGGTCCAATACATGTAGTTTATACACGTAATAGGCATTACATTACTACCATTTCTAAAGAATTAGATTCTTATTTAGTTTCTCCACAGAAAAAATGGAGAGAAGGATATGAAACATTAGGAGGTAAGAGAACTAGAATAGATAGTGTAACTGCTAATTGGGGAACCACTCCTAGATATATTAAAACATATGATATTCAAGTTAACTCTACCACTAATCTATATATGTTAGCTAATGGATTAATTACACATAACTCAGGTAAATCTACGATTGGGGGCAGGGAAGTATCTTGGTTGTTAGAAGATAAACATCCTTATATTAATCGTGAAAAATTGTGGGGAATTTGTCCGATAACTATTCTAGTGTTAGGTCAAGTAGGCGAACAAATTACTTCTAATTTGTGGGAAGTTAAAATAAAACCATTTTTAAAACCAGGAACTTTTAAAGAAGTCCGAATAGGTAATGCTCTCCAGCGTGTTGAAATGACTAATGGAGATCGTATCATATTTGTTTCGCACCACAACTGTAGCGAAGCGCGCAAAACCGTACAAGGATATGCAGCCCATTACGTTTGGATAGATGAAATGCCTACAAGTTTAAGCCTTGTAGCTGAACTTGTTACTCGTATTATATCTAAAAATGGACGGCTGTTAATCACATTTACTCCTTTGTTGCGCTCTATGGAAATAAAGCAATATATTGAAGGACTCCTACCTCCCTCTGGTCAAGTGTTTAAACTTAACATGTTAGACAATCCTATCTTTTTTGGTAGAGAGTCTGAGATATTAGCACAATATGCTAATTATCCACCGGCTGAGAGGGAAGCTAGGCTGTTTGGAAATTGGTTTATAGGCTCCAATTCGGTGTACGAATACGATCCTGTTAGTCAAAAAGTTAAAACACCACAGCACTATTCTACTCAATGGCCGCACGTTGAAGCTGTTGACCCAGCGGCAGCTTCTAAGCTGGGATATGTCTTATATGCTAAGGACCCTATCACAGAATATTGGTATATGATTAAAACTACTTATATAGATGGAGCAGCGCCTAGTGATCTCGTACAAAAAGTACAGATAGAATCAGCAGGATATCATATAATTAGGCGTATTTCAGATCCGCACGAATCTTGGTTTATTAAAGAAGCAGAAAAAATGGGTGTTTATTATGAAGGTGTTTATAAAAAAACTGAACGAAAACTAGAGCTTATCAAAAATTTGCAACAAGCTTTAACTTCAGGTTCGCTAAAAGTATGTGAACAGTGTACTTTATTTTTTGAAGAAGCAGTTGCGTGCCAATGGTCAGAAAGTGAAGTACAGATAATTAATGGTCAAAAGTACCACGTACTAGACGCTGCTCAGTACGGTTTAGATATTTTACCACTAGTTAAAATTACTCCTGTGAAAGTGTATCCTAATTTTGTAATAGCTCATGATGTGCGTGTACGTGAATTAAATGAGAAACGTAAAGCTCAAGAAAAAAAGATAAGAAATTCAAAAGGATATAGACGAGGTGCGCTGCGATGTGTTTATTAATATTAACATTTCACTTGTCAATAGTTATATTTGGGCTTATACTATTAGGTATGAAACGTGAAAATGACCGTAGAGCTAAACAGTTAAAGGTAGCTATATATCTCTTATCTAGAGGGAGACTTTAATATGATTGATATTAAAATAGTTTTAAACAAGTTAATAACTAAAATGCCCCGTAAATCTACTAAACCTTCCTTATCTCAGCGGGTTCAGTATTGGATGGATAAAATAGAAGCTGAACAGGATAGTGAAAGAGCTTGGAAGCATTTAACTAGAATTTACAATCATTTACGAAGTCCTGAATGTAAATATTCACACAAAGAGCAATTGTTGGAAAAGCTCGTACCTTTCTTAGCTAAGTATGGGGATATGTCTGAACTTAAAGATCACAAAGGATTAACGAAATGAAACCTCTAATCTGGACTACAGAAACAGCAAAAAAAGAATTAGCTAGACGATTAAAAAATTCTAAAACATTTAGGCAGCAGTTTGAGCCTGAATGGGAAAATAATGAACGTGCTCTACTTAACGTGAGAGGAACTTCGTCTAAAGTTAACCCTCAACTTACATTTACTGAGCCAGGAGAGTTAGGGATAGACACTATCGATGGACCGTCGCAAAGTGTGGGTGTTAACTATATCTTTAAAAATCATAGGTTTATACATTCGCAGCTATCTGCTAATCCTCCAGTAGTAGTAGCTCAACCTACTTCTCAAGATATGACTGATATCTCTAAAGCAGATGCAGCAAACCGTTTTATTAAGTATATCAACAGAATAGATAAGATTCAAGAAAAGCAAGATCAGACTACGCAGAAAACTCTACTGTACGGTACAGGCTGGGCTAAAACAGTGTTTGATCCACACCAAGGAGAGATCGCTGAATTTGATCCAGAAAGTGGAGAATTTTTACTTGAAGGTAAAATAGATGCCTACTCTCCATCTACTTGGGATGTGTGGGTAGATCCTGATGCTAGAGAGTGGGAAAAAGTACGTTATATGTTTGAACGTATTCGAATACCTTTAGAAGAAGCTGTGTTTCTTTTTCCAGAATATAAAGATGAATTAGAGAAGAATGCAACAAAAGTAGCTGAAACTGTTAGTGTTTTTACAGATAGACCTAACTTAGATCAAGAAATAGTAGAAGTGTACGAATACTGGGAAAAAGGATTACCTATTAATGGAATGGTAGGACGGTATGCTTTACATCTAGAAGACGGTACGGTGCTGGGTAAACTTAAATTAAATCCATTTTCTTTTTCAACTCCACGAGAAAGAATAGAAGATGTTGAAACAGTGCCAGTTGCTAGACTTCCTTATCACTTGTTAACTGATATTGATATTCCTGATGAAGTGTATGGACGTTCTTTTATAGCTTACGAAGGACCTATACAAGATATCCTTAACAGATTAGACAACACTAAACTAGAAGCTATTGAAGCTGTTGGGTTACCTAAACTCATCATTCCAGAAACAGCAGAAATTACAGAAATGTCTAACAATGTATGGGATGTTACAAGATACAAAGGAGCACAACCTCCTCATTTTATGGAAGTTCCTACTACGATGCCAGACACTACTCAGCTAAGAGAATCATTGAAACAGGGTGGAGATGATATGGCTGGGGTAAACGATGCTATGTTTGGACAGATGCAGCGTGAAACTTCTGGATTTAGTTTACAATATGCTTCGTCGCAAGGGTCTATGATACGTAAACGCTTGTTTAATAAGCTTATTTTGTTTGTTGAATCTTTTTATAAAGGATATTTAGATTTGACGAGAAAACACTGGAAACAGCCTAAAATGATTAAAGTACTTGGAATAGAAAATGCTTTTGAATCTGTAGAGTTTAAAGGTGCTGATATTGAAGGAGGATTTGATATTGTAGTATCTTATGGTTCTACCCTTTCATTAGATCCAATGACCAGGCGTGAAGAAATTCTTCAATTAATTCCACTATTTGAAAAGGCAGGAATTGATATTAAACAACTGTTGGCTATGCTAAAGATTAATGACCTAGAAGGTATATTTGATATTATGCAGTTAGCTAAAAATAGACAGAAAGAAATCTTTGAAAAAATGATAGCCACTGATGAATATATTCCTCCTAGACCTTTAGGGGAGCATCAGGGAATGTTACAGTACGCATACTACTTTATCACTACTAAAGATTTTGATTTGTTACCAGAACCTAAAAAACTTCTTATAGAACAACATATTAGAGAAAGGGAAGCTCTACTAGGACAAGCTGTACCTACGGCTCCTGTACCTCCAGGACCAGTCCCTGGACTTGAAGGTCAACTTCCTCAACCTGCTGCTGGAGGAATTCCAGTCGCATAAAAAAAAGACTTGACAAACAGTAAATTGTTTGTTATATTATAAAGTGAATCAATTATATCCATCCATGTCGGTAGGACTAACGGGTTCACTGAAACTGTCTATCCCTTCAAAGGACGACTAGGAGATTTGTTATGAGTATGAATAATGACGCATTGTTAGCTGCATTTGTATCTGGTGCTTCACCGGACCAAATGGAAGCCGCTGCATATGGTAAAGATGCAGTACAACCAGCTTCTACTGAAGATAATAGTTCAGAAGAAGTATCCAGTCAAGTAGAAAGTGAAGTAGATAACTTTTTTACAAACGAAGAAGAGTCTGCTTCCGATAGTAGCTCACAGAGTGACGAGGAACAACCAGCTGAAACTAAAGTAGATTCAGACGTTGAAGAACTCGTAGCTGGCGGCAAAAAAATTCAGATCAATTACAAAGACCGCGCTGCTATTAAAGATGCATACCTAAAAGCTGCTGGTATGCGAAAGTTCCAAAGAGAACGTGATCAAGAAAGAGCTTCTAAAAAAGAGTTACAGTCTAAGATAGCTGAACATGAATCATTGTGGGAAAAAGTCGAAACTGCTGCTGCACGTAATGATTACAACGAGTTAATGAGAATTATGACCGGCGGTAAAACTGATTTTGACACAGTGCTGAACACTCGGCTAGAAAGAGCCAGACTTCGAGCTGACGCTTCGGAAGAAGATCAGGTTAAGTTTGACCAAGAAGACAAGATATCTCAACTAGAAGCTACAGTAAACAGACAGTCACAAGAACTTGAAAAACTGCTCAACAAAGTGAAAGCAGAAAAAGAAGAAGTTGTTGCTAAGTCTGTACAATCACGAGTAGAACCTGTGTTTAACAAATACCGTTTTGCTGGTAAATTAGGTAATTCGGCAGCTGAACACAAGTTAGACAGAATGATTTGGAATGATGCACTAAGTTCTTTGGAAGAGTTAGGACTGGATGAAGGAGATCTTACTCCTGAAATTATAGAGCGAGAGTTTAAGTCTGCTGCTGAAGTTTTAGGGCAAGTGACTAAAAAAATGACACAAAAAGAAACCCAGAACGTAACACAACAACGTAAGCGTGAAGCTCAAGAAGCAGCACAATTACAACAAGTTAGAGGTTATTTAGGCTCCAATGTAAAGAAAGAAGCAGCTGAGAAAATTAGATCAGGTGATTTAACTTCTATCTTTAAAAATTGGGGAAAATATAAAGATGTTTTTTAGTACTTAGAAAGGATACTTATTATGGCAATTTCAACAATTTCCGATCAAGCATTGGGAAAATTACTAACAATCAAATTTTCGGACGGCATTCGAAATCAGTTATCAGAGGATAAATAGGCGTAATTACTATGGAATCTAGATTTTGTAAATACTGCAATTGCGAACATCCTTTAACTAAGGAGCATTACTGCAACTTAGAAAAAGGCAAACCTACGTGCAGAAAAAGACAAAATCAAAAAGCAAGAGAATGGAACAAGAAACATAGAGAAAGAGAACTACGTAAGTCAGCTGAGAGATATGCAAAAAATAAAGAAAAAATCTTAGCTAAAAGAAAAAAATATACTTATGAAGAATATGGAAAAGCTTACTATCATAAAAGAAAACTAGAAGATAACATGTATAAGATTGCTATGAATCTTAGAACTAGATTAAGAAACGCACTTAGGAATGGATATTGTGCTGGATCTTCTATACGTGATTTAGGATGTTCTATTCAAGAGCTTAAGAAATATCTAGAGTCCAAATTTAAGTCAGGAATGACTTGGGAAAACTATGGATACCAGGGATGGCATATAGATCACATACGTCCATTATGCTCTTTCAATCTTGGAAATGAATCCGAAGTTAGACAAGCCGTTCATTATACAAATCTTCAGCCTTTGTGGGCAGAAGAAAATATGGCTAAAAATCGAAAATACGTAGATGTCCCTTGTGAGGGCGACCTTATAAGCAAATCGGGCAAAATCGGTGGAAGCTGCGATCCAAAAGGACGAAGTGAAACTTCGGCTAATACCGAGCTAAGTCAAGAAGATAATACTTCTGACCAGCGTAACGCATACCAGATGAACCTAGAAATAGAATATAATTCTGGCACGAGTGTCCGACCTCTCTAGTAGAGGATGATATATGCTGAGCTTAAGCGAATAGGAAGCTTAAGAAGTAAGAGATAAAAAACTCTTACGGTAACACACTGTTCAGAGATTTCGAATATATTCTTAGAAACAGAGTTGGAGATCCAGACGGACGTTCTTTGCGTTTTTGGTTTCAAACAGCTTATGGCGTAGCTGCAACCCAAGTTATGCCCATTGCTAGCCCAGGGGCATATCCAACTGGACAAAAATCAGAAGGTGGAGAGAAAGAAGCTTTCTACAAAGAACTAGCAACAACAGTTGAACTAGAATATAACTTGTGGAACATGGCTCGCAAATCTCCTTCTAAATATGCAGAACCATTAGCAAATGAAATCGAAGCAAAATCGATTGGACAAAAAAGAGTTATGTGTCTTCAGCTTTACGGTGATGGAACTGGAGTTATTGGTAAAGTCTCTTCACAGTCAGTTACATCTGACGTAGGTGCAGTAGTTCTTGCAACTGCTGATACTGACAGAGGATTTATTGGCTGGTGTATGGAAGGTGACCTCCTTCAAGCTAGAGATAACGACAACACAGCTGCTGGCACTCCTTCAGTAACTGGTACTTTTTCTTATTTTAAAGTTTACGATGTAGACCGTGTTAACAACACAGTTTATCTTAAAGCTTATAATTCATCTGGAACAGCTCTTGCTATGACTGACACAGGTCTAGTAGCCGGTGACTATTTGTACAGAAACGGTCAGTCTACACTGATTGATGACACAAGTATTACTGGTGACTATAACTTGCTTACAGAAAATATGGCTGGTCTTGAGTCGCTAACTGCTGCTGATGGACGAAATGTTCACAGTATCACAATGTCAGGTTCTTCCAAAGGAACACGATATACTTGCGGTGGAAACCCACTGGATGCTTCTTATCTTCAAAAAGGTCTTTCATTAGTGAAAGTTAGAGCAGGGGAAGGCAAATACAGCTGGAAACAGATGTTGATGGCTCCTGAAGCTTTAGATGCACTAGTAGAAGCTAAAGAAGTTGACAGACGCTTTACAGTTATTGATGATGTAAAACGTGGTGGAAAAGGCTTTGGATACGTTCATGGTAACGATACGCTTATGGCGGTTACTTCTGAATTCTGTCCAAAAAATAGAATCTATTGTATTCCAGAATCAAAAAATGGTAAAAAAGTTCTTGAAGCTCATATTACCGATTTTGAAGCTGTACGTCCAGCAGGTGAAGGTTCACAGTTTATGATGAGACCTTCTGCTTCTACAGCAAATCATGACAGGTTTATCAGAGCATACTTGGAAGCTAAAGGCGTGTTGGTTTGCAATCATCCAGCAGCTATTTTGGTGGTCCATAATTTTACAGTCTAATAAACGGTCGGGCACTTTCGGGTGCCCCTCCTTTAAGTAGGGTAGCTCTCGCCTTACTCCCTTGTGGTAACGAAAGAGAGCACTAACAAAACGGACTAGTCGCGTCGTTCCAGACGCAGAAAGGAAAAATCATGGCCGTTGTATCAATCCCAACCGCTGGGAATTATCCCATCAGGTTTAACAAACGAGAAGCTAAGGTTATCGAAACCGCTACTCAAGCTTCAGGTAATTTAGAAAATAAAATTATCGAGACATCTAGTTACTTTGCAGATGCTACAGACAATACTAAAATTTTAGCTATTGACTTATCCGAATCTACTGCTGCAAAAACAGTAACTTTAACTCCACTTTCTGATGTTAATTCAGAACTTAAATTTAACTTTACAGGATCAACGACAGCAAAATATGCTTCGTTAGCATTTGCTATTTCGGCTGATCGTGTTTATACTTTTCCAGATGCTTCAGACACGTTAGTCGGTAAAGCTACTACAGATACGTTTACTAACAAAACATTTGACGCTGATGGAACAGGTAACGTTTTATCGAACGTTGAAGATGCTAACATTAAAGCAGCTGCTGCAATCGCTGTTAACAAGCTTGCTTCTGTTACTGCTTCTAAAGCGTTAGTATCGGATGCATCAGGGTTTATCTCTGCTTCTGCTGTTACTTCTACACAAATCGGATACTTGTCTGGTTTAGGTGGAACACTCACAACGGGTGGAGCATGGACGCAGACCGGCGCTCACACAATCGGTATCACTACTACTAGTAATACTGCTATTACACTTCCAACATCTGGAACGTTAGCTGTACAATCCGGTGATTCTTTTGATGATGTAGTTGATCTTAAATTGCGCGATGTTACAACGGTAGCTTACACTTTAGAATTAGAATCTAATGGTGATGGTGGAACAGTAATGAGTGCGGACCGTAAAGTAATATTTGACGTATTCAATGCTGATAGAAATATAGATTTACAGGGAAATGTTGCAATTGGAGCTAATTTTACGACTAGTGGAAATGCTTGTCAAATAGTTGGTGGAATTGCTTCTGTATCTACTTTACCTAATGGTACAGATACTATAGTAGGTAGAGCTTCTACAGATACTTTAACTAATAAAACTCTTACATCTCCTACACTTACTTCTCCAGTAATTAATACAGGAGTTTCTGGTACAGCTATAGTAGATGAAGATAACATGGTATCTGACTCTGCTACAAAAATCCCAACTCAGCAATCTGTTAAAGCTTATGTAGATGGGGTTTTTACAAGATCTGAAGGTTTAGTAAATGAAGATTTTACAAGATCTCCAGCTTGGGTAGTTGGAAACGGGGTAAACGGTATAGGAACAGGAACTGCTGGAGATGTAAATGCTCTTGTAACTAGAAAAAACAATTTTGAGTTTAGCGTATTAGGTACACAAACTACCGTAGGTATGCCTTGGAAATCAGGATCAGGAATTGAATTTATTCAAGACCAAACTGATAATGATGGTTGTGAAATTACACAAGGAATTGCTGCTGCAACTAATCCTACAGTTAAAGTAGTAGGTACAGATAATGCTAGGTTTACTTGTAAATATGTTGTTGACAACGTTACAGGTACAGATACTTTAGTTGTAGGTTGGAGAAAAGTAGAAGCGTATAATGCTGATTATACAGCTTATGGTGATTATGCTGGAATTAATCTTGATATTACAGATTTAGTGATAGTTGGAGAAAATGATGGAGCCGCTGGACTAGGTGCTTCTGGAGCCGAAACCGCTACTTTAGACACTACACAAAATGCAACTAATGCACAAAATGTAGAAGTTAGAGTAACAGTAGGAGATGAAGCTTTGCTGCAAACTGGCATGAGAGTAGCTAATGCCGCTAAAGTATCTTTTAATGCACATATAGCAGACTTCGGAGCAGCTGGAGAAGAACATCTTGCAGATCACGGTTCAATCTCAGCAGCTAATGCAAGTGATACTACTACATTATTTGCTCTTGTTGCAGCTATGTTAACTAAATATGCAGAACATAATGATGATGCTATTAATTTAAGTCCTACTTACCATCAAGCTGCCGGTACTGATTATTCTTTAACTTCAGATGCGGCTCCTACTACTCTAGCGGAATGTATGGCACGACTTAATGATTTAGTTATAAAACTTAACGATCATTATGCAGACAATGTATCTCATAGTGCTGGAGACACTGCTCTAATGTCAGAAGTTACGCTGATGTGTAATACTTATTTTGAGTTAGGATTAAATGATGGAGCACTAGCTGAATGTACAGCAACAGCTGCTTTTAATTTTGATGATACTGATCAAATTATCCCATTCTTCTATTTCTTACATGCCAATGGAGCACAACTATCTACTGGTAGTTATCTAAAAAGTTGGAAAGTAGAAGATTTAGTAACTGTTTAGTATACTTAAGAGGAGACCCTTCGGGGTCTTCTCCCCTTTTTAAAGGAATATTATAATGGGTAATCCATACAGATTAGAAGATATTTTTCAAGTAGCTCAAGTTTATCTAGAAGGTGCATATGCGACGGGTAATCATCGTTTAGGTGTAGTTATTCCAGACAATGCTATAATTGTTAACGTTATCGAAGATGTAATTGATTTAACAGGAACTACTGACGATACAGGTACAATTGAATTAACTCTTGGAGATGGAGGTACTTCTATTACAGCCGCTAACGCCATGCCTACTGCCGGAATTACTGAATCAGTTAAAAGTGCTACTGGTCTTGGAACAAAAACTACAGCCGGTACTGAATTGTATGTTACAATCACTACAAGAGCTATGGCTTCTGGTAGAGTACGTTACTTTGTAGAGTACGTTTTAGGTATTAAATAATATACAACCCTCCTCCACTTAAGGGAGTAATCTTATGCGTCTTTTTGGGTATATTAAAGAAGTTGTGGCCTTGTGGATGAAACAAAATGGCTATGACATTAAGCTAACTCCCAATTCTGGAACTACTTACACTGCGGCCCGTACTGCTCAAATCGCTCCTGGGAATGCTGACAGTGTGCTAGTAAGTGAAGATGGGACTCAGACTTTAACAAACAAGTCCCTCGACAGTGATAACAACACTCTCACGAATATTGTTAATGCCAATATCAAATCAACTGCTGCAATAGCTAGATCCAAAATAGCTACTGGAACTGCTGATTATGTAGTAATAAATGCTGCTAGTACGGGAGCTGTATCTGAAGAACAGTACTTAGCTAAAGCTAGAGGGGGAGCCGGAGCTAGTATGGCTTCTGTAACATTTCCTTCTACCGGTACTATCACTACTGATGCTGGAGTTTCAACATTCACTAATAAAACGTTCGATGCAGATGGTACGGGAAACTCAATATCTAATATAGAAAATGCAGATATCAAAGCCGGAGCAGCGATTGCAGTAAATAAATTAGCAGCACTTACAGCCTCTAAAGCAGTTGTTAGTGATGGAAGTGGGTTTCTTTCATCGGTTGCTGGCGTTACTGCGACTCAAATAGGGTATTTGTCAGGGTTAGGAGGTACACTTACCACCGGTGGAGCGTGGACACAAACTGGAGCGCATACATTAGGTATTACAACTACTAACAACACTGCGATTACTTTACCTACTAGTGGAACACTTGCCATCCAGTCTGGTGAATCATTTGATGATATAGTAACCCTCAAATTAAGAGATGCTACAACAGCTGCTTACACTTTGCAAGTAATTGCCGATTCTTCTGCAACTGCAATGGATGCTGATCATACATTTACAGTAGATGTAAACAATGGAGATAGGGCCTTAGATCTGTCAGAAAATCTAACTGTAGCAAATGGTTATGATATAACACTAACTGCTGAGGATGCAGCAGGATCTGTTACACTAGATAACTGTACGTTTGAAGCTGAAAACACTGATGCAACACAACGCGCTATAAAAATTACTAGTGCTAAAGCAGGCAACACCACATTAACATTACAAGAAAACTTAACAGTTGGAGACGGTTACGATGTTAGCATAACTGCTGAAGACGCAGCGGCTACGATTACCTTAGACAATTGCGGTTTGGAAGTTGAGGACACGGCAGGTGTGGGGCATAAGGTAAAACTTATCAATGCCGACGCGGCAGCGGATACGTCAATTACACTCAATGAAGATTTGACAATAGGCGGCGGATCGGATGTTACAATAACAGCCGAGGACGCTGCAACAGCTATTGTCATGGATAACAGTAATTTTGAAGTTGAACGTGCCGGAGTTACACAACGTGATCTTAAGCTTTCGATTGGCACCGACGCTAATGCTGGCTTATCAATTGAAGGAACATCGGGCGCAATCAATCAAGATGTAACATCCGACGCTTCTCCAACCTTTGCAAATCCAACTGCCACGGGTGAAATCCGTATGTTGGAGTCTGCGGCTGGAACTGATAATTACACTGGTTTTAAAGCCCCAGCTGATTTGGGCGCTGCAAACATAATTTACACCATGCCTTCAGCTGACGGTGGGGCAACAAACGTGCTAACAACCGACGGGGCAAAGACATTATCATGGGCAGCGGCGGCGAGTGCTGCTTTAAATGCGCAGTTTACCGATATCGGAAACGCTTCTAATGTTAGAACGGCCACGGACACAACAAAACTTGGTTCTATTGTCGGTTCAACAAAATCAGCAACAGTCACTTTTGATGAAGCAGGTGGCGCGGCTGATGATATGTGTTCTTTGGTTGGCCATGGATTTACTTTAAACGATACAGTTTATTTTTCTGGCGCAGATTTACCGTCAAACATAGTGGCTGGAACGGTTTATTATGTAATTCCAACACATGCAGATTATTTTCAGTTAATGACCTCGCCAGGAACAGGCGCGGCGGCTGAACTATTTCAAATCGGCGACGACGGAAGCGGAGCTTTAACTGTATATCACGGTGGGCTTTGGCCAAAACACACCCAAGATTATACGGTTTCGGTAAGTGATGATTACACGATTTCAGATACAGATCGAATTAATACAATTCTTTGTGCAAATGCCGGTGCAGCAAAAACTATCACATTACCAACGACAGCTGATAATAAACACAGACAAATTACTATAAAGAAAACGGGAAGCGATGCGTATGCTTATACGGTGAAAGGTGAAGCCGCTGGAGAGACTATTGATGGGGTTAGTGGGACTACGGGATTTAAAATACCTATGCAATATGAAGGAATTAAGATTGTTTCAGATGGAAGCGTTTGGCATATACTTGAGCATTTTGGAGCAATTAACCAATCTACTTTGTTTTCAGTTACCAGTAGCGCGCTAGCTAATGTTACATGGCTTGGATATTATCGACGAGAACGCAATATAATGCACGCTACAATTTGGGGCGATTTTACAGGCGTTACAACTAATGCAAATATGACATTCACTATACCAAATTCATTAACTATCGATAGGGCTAAATTAGCTTCAGCTGATAGTAGTACAATTATTGTTGGAGAGTCTAACCTATATGATTCAGGTAACGCATATTTTAATGGACGTGTAATATATGGAACAACCACAACTGTTGCAGTAGCATTTTTTGATGATAACGGAGCCAGAGAGAATTATACATTAGCTAATTTAGGTAATACTACTCCCTTTAACTCAGCTAATGGTGATAAGGCGTCATTATATTTTAGTGTTCCGATATTAGAGTGGTTGAATTAACAAAAACGACTTGGGCTGATTAATATGGAAAATCAACTAAACAAAATAGAGGCTAAATTGGACAAGTTAGATGAAAAGTTAGATATCCATCTAGAGCGTATAGCTAAAGTAGAAGTAAAGCTAGAAGAACACGAAAAGACTATAGAACGTTCAAGAGGTTGGATTAAAGCAATAATATTATTGACAATTAGTGGAATAAGTACTATACTTGTAGCTAGTGCTAAATTGTTTTTTGGTAAATAATTTTAATAGAAAGGACGAGTCAAATGGCAAAGTTAAGAGAAAAATTAAAATTTCCTGAAAAGAAAATGATCGAAGAAGAAGACATGAGCATGGAAGAAGTTCCTATGGAAGAGATCGAAGAAGAAATGCCCATGGAAGAGGAAGAAGTAGGAATAGACTTAGCTTCTATTTCTGATGAAGACCTGCTCGACGAAGTCAAAGCAAGGGGCTTACAGATATAAAACCGGAGGAAACCGACGGTGAGTAATCCAATCACAGCTACTGATCTAATTAATGAAGTACGGGATTTGTTGGACGAATCTAACAACACTTTAATTAGTGATACCGATATCTTACAAGCATTAAACCGTGCTCAAGACGATGCAGTAGATATGTTAGTTCGTATTTATCCTGAACCTTTGATAGCTACTACAACTACAACTTCTACGTCAGGTACAGCTGCGTACGATTTTCCAGAAGCTCTCTTTGAAGATCGTATTTTAAAAATAGAATGTACAGAAGGTACTTCTACTTGGGAGTTAACTAGAATTAATTATGTAGACTCTACTCAGTATCTGGTAAACTACACAACTAACCGACCTTATTACTATTATTTAAAAGGTAAAGAATTTGTAGTACTACCTACTCCTGGTGGATCTTTAACATTTACTGTTTGGTATGTAAAAGAAGTAGAAGCACTAGTAGAACCTCAAGGTAGGATTATTACTGTTAACACTAGCTCTAACTATGTTTTAGTTGATGATCTTGGATCTGATTTAGAAACAGTCGCAGACAGTTTAAAAAACTATGTAAATATAGTAGATTCACAAACTGGTGAAATTAAAGCTACAATGCAAATTACTATACTAACAGATTCAACTAACAAGATTATCTTTAAATCAATCCCAGATCGTGATTTAGTGTACAACAAAACTATAGTAGGAGATATCCCTTCTACAGTTGAACTAGATGATTATGTATGTTTAGCTAAAGGTAACTGTATCCCTTTCCTCAAAAAACCTATGAAAAATTACATAATTATATCAGCGGTACTAGATCTTAAAGGAAGTAAGTTAGGTGAGCCAGTTGAAGTTGAAGTTGCTAAATTAGACAAGCTTGAAAAATCTATCAAGTCAATGTGGGCAGGTAGAGAAAACGACCTACGTATTAAAAAACGTTCACATGTATGGCCTAAATACATTAGGAATTAATTACTATGCCACTATCCTATTCAACTATCAGTTATCCTGATTGTGCAAAAGGTATTGACTCCGTATCTGCTCCTAACTTAATTCAAGATGGATACAGTAAAGATCTTGTTAATGTTAACACTAAAGTTGAAGGTCATCTAGAAAAACGTAAAGGATATCAAGGATATTACGGATATATTCCTTTTAGAGTAATGTCTGTAGAGTATACCTCTGATCCTACTAATAATATAATATTTACTTTAGACACTTCACTAGACTTTTCTACTGTGGATTCTTCTCCTATTATGGTGTATGGTAAATTATCTGACACTACAATGGATGGAGATTTCCTGTCTTCAGCTGATGCTACTGTATATTATTCAGCCTTTGATGTTTCTCAACCTATAACATTTCCAGCATCTACTAGTACTACTGAAAGTTTAGATGTTGGGATAGAATCTGATGCTATAGCAGTAGGAGTTGCAGAAGCAACAAGTTCTGATAAAACTAACACATTCTTTTTTCCTGATGATATTACAGTAAATGCAACCACTTATGCTGTTGGTGTCACTATTAATAACACAGGATTAACTGATTTAGATGTTTTTGTTTATTATAAAGACAAAACTACTGTTTCTGGTACGGTGTCTCAACACACCTTATCTGGAGTTACGTCAAGTACTGTTAGTGCAGCAACGCACAATCTAGACCATTATCAAATAATTCCTTTATTTGAGTCATTGTCTGCTGGTGTGTACACTCAATTTATACCTGATTCTTTTACTATTAATCAATCAACTGGATCAGTTATCTCTACATTTTCTTCAGCAATAACAGGTAGATTAACCCTAACAGCTGCTCCTATCACTAATCGTGTTACAGGAACTGCTGTAGCAGGAACTACTAAAACTGTTACAATTTCTAATCCAGGATCTCCTTTTAATTTTGTAGCGTGTTATCTTGAACCTACTCCAGGTGATCCATTTGAACTAGTAATCCCCAACTCCATTTCGTATGATGAGACTACAGATGTACTCACAATTGAGTTCATTAACAGTGGACTAACTGATGCAACATTTGAAGTTTACTGGGAAAATGCAGAGATACGTCAAAATAAAATAAAAGTTACTGGAACTGTAAGTGTAACAGGAACAGACACAGCTCCTCAATTAGTTATCTGGGGAATATCTCACGAAGGACTTTACTCAGCTACTTCTACAGCAGGAGGATACGCTACTCATATAGACTCTTATCAGACTTCTACAGAATCTAGACTAGTGTGTGGACTTGGAGGTAACTTATTTACAGCTACTACTGCTAGTGAAATAGGTTCTACATATGCTCCTCTTTACTATGTTAACTTAAGAAATAGAATCAACTCTGCTGCTACTACTATAGCACCGGTATTTCAGACAACTGGAGCAGGTGTAGCTCGTACTAGAGGTAGTGTTGAAGGTGATGAAATTGCTTCCAATTTAGCACCTGTAACTGCTGTTGCTTATAATGCTGGAACAGGATATGTTGACTACACAATTACTCTTACAAACAAAGCTACACTAGATTCTACTGGAACTGCTGATATAATTTCTAATGTAATATCAACTACTTCTGATTTAGAAGACTGGTTAACTGTTTCTAATATGAATCATTCTAGACTTGAAGGTACATTCAAAATTATGGGTGTAGACGAAACTCCTTCTACAGTAATCATCTCAGTAGAAAATTCTGATATCGACTCTTCAGATTATGATGATGCAAATGCTGAAGGACTGGCTGGTGTGTTTACTGATATTATAACAGTCTCTTCAACTAACACTTTTGTAGCTGATGATGTACTCGCTAGTGAATTGTTCAATAGTGCTGATACTCCTGCTGTGCTTTCTACCAGTGGAACATCTTGTGTTATTGATGACATTAACCACACTTCTTATCTAACTGCTGGAGTTCGCCTGTTTGCTACTAGAAATTCAGCTGTAATTCCACTACGTAACGAACTATCTACTGCTACTGTTACTAATTTAGTTAAAGGAGATATGTTAACCTTTTCTAACTTAGGCAGACAGCCTAGAATTATAGATATAGATTTAACTAATAATACTATAACAGTAGACGAATCTTTAGAAATTTATGATGATACTGGATCTTCTATTTCAATTACTCCTGTAGGTCGTTGGTATCCTGTTGAAATACCTGAATCTACTGGAGATTTACTACCAACTACTCAAGTAACCCATTTTGACTGTAGTGCATACAACAACCAATCAATCGTTAGATCAACCGTTATTAAAGATACAATGTTTTTCACTAACGGTCAAGATGAAGTGCTAAAATTTGATGGAACTAATATTTACCGAGCAGGACTTCCTAAATGGAAACCTTTGCTCTTTTCTTCAATAGACAATACTGGTTCAGATTCCCTTACGTTACCAGGACTTATAGGTACTGTATCTGGTGTAGCAGGAGATGTATTCACTGTCGGAGCTGGAGAATCTTATTTATTCACAGTAGGGCAAAAAATAGTACATACGAATAACGATGCTATTTATACTATCTTAGGTATCGATTTAACTAACGAACAAATTACTGTAAACAAAGCTATTACTGGAGGAGCTGCTGATGATATCCAACCAATAGCTGCTTACAGATATTATTTTAAAATATATGCAATAGATGCAAATGATAATATAGTTGCTTCAGCTGTAACCTCTTCAGAAGATTGTAGATTAGAATTAACAGAAGCTGCTGTAATTAAACATAGAATTGTAGGGTTACCTGACTGGGATATCTACGACTACGACAGACTAGAGGTCCATACTTACCGAACTAAACGTAACCTAGAAACTCCTTTTTATCTAGTTAATATTCTTAAACTTTCTTTTGATGACTACACTGGTTATTTAGATATAACAGACGCTATTATAGATGATGCTTTAACAAACTCTGATTTAGATCCAGAATCTTCTGTTCTATTAGGAAATGAGATTGCTTCGACTTGGTCCGAACCTATTCGAGCTAAATATATAACATCATCCGATAATCGCTTACTGTTGGCAAATGTTAAAGAATATCCCAAATTCGACATAGTGCTTAGACAACTTAGAACAGACAGTTTACTAGACACTACTGATTTACTACAAGCTCATCAAGTAAGGTGGTTATTTAGAAAAGATAACACTGACACTGCTACAACTACTAACATGGTTGACAGGGTAGCGTTTGAGTTTGTTCCTAACACAAGTGCTGTTACAATTGTTCCAAATACAGATATAACTAAAACTACTAGTTCTTTTACTGTTACTACAGCTGGTGCTCACGGGTTAGTTGCTGGTGATTGGATATATATGTACCACAACGCTGCTGCTTTAACGAATCTTAAAACTTATGCTGGTTGGTGGCAGATTGCTTCAGTTACTGTTACTGGAGTAGGTGGAGCTGCGGCCCACACTTTCACTATCAACAGTACACTTAACACTGCTGCTGGAGCTACTGATGTTGATCGTTATATTACAGCTACTGCACCAGAAGATGTACCAGTACTGTTAGCTGCTGATTATAACTACTCTCAAAAAGACCACAACCCCTCCTCCACACCTTATCAATCACAAGCCATGTTGAGATTATCTAATGCAATCAATGCCGTGATGAGAGTAGCGGACAGGGCAATTTCTGGACAAGAAACGTTTCGTCCGTGGTTAATAGCTAATTCAGGAAGGGAACTTGGGAGTGGCAGACTAATAGTCAGTCAACCTAAAGTATTTGATACTACAGCAGAATTAGTGCTAGACTCTGCACATGGGACTTCTTATCAAGTGTTTGTAAATGAACTAAGACGTACCAGTAGTGAGCAGATTTCTACTTACACTAAATTATATCCATCAAGAGTGTGGGTATCTTACAAGAATTATCCCGAAATTTTTGATGAACAAACATTGTTTGCAGATGTAAATACAGCAGATGGGCAAGAAATTACTGGAATTATTCCTTTTTTCTCTGAATCAGCATTTGGCCAAGCTACATTAGAAGAAGTAGTTGTGACTTTTAAAGAAAAATCAATATATCTTTTAAACACCAGTACTTTAGCTGTACAAAAAATAGACTCTCGTGGACTAGGGTGTACTTATCCCTACTCAATAACTCCTACTAAAGCAGGTATAATGTTCGCTAACCGAACAGGAATTTATCGACTTAACCATGATTTGACAATCAGCTATGTAGGTAGAATGATGGAAGGTTTTTGGAAACAGTCAATTGAAAAAGATTTAACAACTGTACTAACAGGGCATCATCATGCCCTAGAACAACGTTATGAATTATCTGTTCCCTTTACTGGGGATTCTTCTAATGATGATGTGTTTGTGTACGACTATAGTCGTGAAGGAGTTGGTCAGGAATTTGGAGCTTGGACTAGATATACTAATTTCCCAGCCTGTGGGTGGGCAAACTTAGCTAATGACGCGTTTTTTGCTTCTACCAAGGGGGAAGTATTCTCCATACGTAGAACGGGCAACACGAGCGATTTTAGAGACGATGGAGCTGCTTGTGCTGAAATGGACATTATTTTAAAACCATTCTCATTCGGAGCATCTGGAGTTAGGCACAAGATTAGAGATATAATAACTAATTTCGAAGTAGATGGTACAATGACTGGAACTACTTTAGCAGTTTCAATAGATTTATCAACTACTTATACTACAGCATCTACCTTTAATTTAACTTCTGGAACTGCTTCAGCATTCACTGGGCGAGAAGTTGTATCATTAAAATCTTCACCACCTTATACAAAATGTATTTATATATCACCGCGTTATAGAAATAGTACAAAAGATGAAGATGTTATTATAGCAGGAGTTAGTTTCACGGTTGCGGCCCTTAACAACAAGAATATCCAGCAATCTCAATCAGGTAGTTCAATTACGATATAGGAGTTGACAATGTTCCAAATCCATGTTAAAATATCCTTGTGTTCGGTTGTTGGTCCTATATTAATATATAATATATAACTTATATAAGAGGAATACATAGTGCCGAAAGCAATAGTAAACGGAGTACGTGTAGAGACCACTGGAGAAGAGATATCTAACCTCCAACAACAAGCCTCTAAACAATTACAACCCATAACCCCATTAAGTGGAGCGATAGCTGGAGATACTGAAGATCAATCTAAAATGCGAGGAACTAAGACTCAAAAAGAAGCTGCTATTAAAGTAGCAACCGAAACTCCTGCCACATTACGTGAAGAAGAAAGAACTGTACAAGCTAGGCAACAGACAACTGCTCCAGAACAGTTAGCTCTAGAGAGAGCAAAGCAAATTCGTCAGTTTGGATATTTAGGTTCTCGAATAGATGATATAATTCAACAAAGGTTTACTAAACAAGCTGCCCCTGTTCCCGTGGAGGAGGGTGTTACATCTTTACCTACACTTCAACTTACTTTGAATGAACAACAGATTAGTGCAGATATACCAGCAGAAAATCAAGAAACTTTTAAAACTACTTTAAATCAATACCAAACAGCTGTAAATGCTGGAGACCAAGCAGGAGCGAATCAAGCATTAGTAACCTTACAGGGTTTATCTGGAGGTAAAATAACTAGTCCTCAAGATATAACTTCTAAATATTTACAATCTACTGCACAGTCTACTGCTCAACAAGTAGCTGGACAAGTAGCTGGAGATATTAAACTAGCTGAAGTTGGAGCTGAGTCTTTAGGATTATCCAATGAAGAACTTACTTCATTGCTAGGTCCTGAGTGGGGTAATTTAACTGTACCTCAACTGAAAGATTCAATCGCTAATCTTAGATCTCAAGAGCTTAACAGATCTCAACAGTTACAAACTGAACTGTCTGATGCTGCAACTTCTCCTGCGAGAAGAGCTGAAATTTATCGAGAGTTAAAAGATTTAAGTCAAGTAGGTATTTACACTGCTGAACAACAAGTTAAAAATATTGAACAAGAAGTAGACAGTGCTAACACTGTGTTAGTAGGAGATCAAGAATATACTATCTCTTCGTTACTTAACGATGAAAATATCACTAAGATGGTAGAGAATTATTTGGCGCTACCAGAAGGTGCTCCTGGAAAAACTGAGTTAGAACAACAGTTTGGAGGTGCATTTACTGACTGGATTAATTCCCACAAAAATGCACTACAAGAAATTACTGGGAAACAAGAACTAACAGCTGATCAGTTTACTACCTTACAAGAATCCAACACAGCTGCTAAGTCTACTGAAGTAGGTGACATCTCTGATCAATTGTTAAAGAATATGGGAATTGACACTTCTTCATGGGCAGCTGCTGATTTTAAAGCTACTCTAGAATCTCAAGCATGGTATCAAACTTTACAAAATCAAGACATACCGGTTGAAGACCGTACTCAATTTTTAAATATCTTAAATTCTAAAGAATTAGATCCAGAATTTGCTCAAGAGATTGCTGAATTACCTCCACAAGAAGTAACAGAACTTATTAAGAATCCTAAAGGATTTGCAGATTATGTAGCGTATCGAACTTCTTTAGCTAATCCTTCTGAATTTACGCCAGAGCAATCGCAGAATTTAGATTTTTTACTAGACTATATGTATGGTAAAGATGTTTCTACTGAACAAATTGAAGATAAGATTGAAAGTGCTAGAGTATTATCTTTAGTTGATCCTAAAGAAAAAGCAAAATATCAACAATATCAAAAATTATTGTTAGATGAATATGGTAACTTAGATCCAACTAAAATAGTTGACTATTTAAAAACTAATGCAGGTAAAGAAGGACAAACTCCTAAATCTATTGAAGCTTTTGTAGGAGATTCTAAATTACCTAAGTCTAGATACGAAGCTGCTAATATGAAAACTACTAGTATTAATCCTACAGTAAAAGGATATTTACTAGGAGAAACTAAACCTAAGATCGATGCTAAAGAAATGAAGCAAATGGCATCTCAAAAAGAATACTTAGATATGTTTACAAGTGGTCCTATGTCTAAACTAGTAGATGCTGGAGCTAAAAAAGTAATTAATGAAACTATTAACACACAGTTTAATCAAATTTATACTTTAATGACTAAAGAATTTAATGAGGATTATGAAAAAGCTACCGGTAAAATTAATTCTTTAATAAATAAAACTACAACGTTACCGAGTTCTGGAGCAAAAGCGACTACATTTGTTAATGATACTACTAAGATTCCTTGGAATCCAGACCAATATACTTCATTAAAAACCTTACGTGATCAGCTTAGTCAACAGCTTAAAAATAAAAGCTTAGCTAACAGTGTAAAAGCTAAACTTCAAAAAGAATATGATAATGTAAGTAAGTCAGTTAAATTAGTAGATAATGTTTTAACTGCTGTAACTAAACGAAATAAACAACTTAAGACATTAATTCCTGAACGTAAAAAAGAAATTAATGAATCAGCAACAATGCTTTTAAAGTTAAAAAGACAAGCCACTACTTGGCAAAATTCTGGAAATCAAGAAAAAGCAGAAAAGTTAACATTACGTATATCTGCTATTGATAATGAAATAAAACAAAAACAAAAAGAATTAGAAGGACTTAATACTTCTTTACAAGACTTTACAGATACTTACAGTGAATGGTTATAACTATGGCAACATTATTAGAAAAGTTAAAGAATAGACAAGTTAACACTGCAACAGTTCAACCTATAGTTGGAGAAACTGAAGCGGCAGCTAAACTGCTACAAGCTAAAACAGGCAAAGCAGCTCCTATAGGACAACCTATAGGAATCGAAGGAGAAAGAGCAGCTAGACAGCAAATTCAAGCTCAAGTTCAACCTTTACAACAAGCAGCTACTTTACAGGCAGTCCAGACTGGACAACAAACTGAACAGATTGCTAAAGAACAAGCAACACAAACAGCACAAATAGGTCAAGCAGGTAGGGAACTAGAATCTAAAAAAGAACAGCAGATTAAAAATATTGAACAATTAGCAGCAAACGAAGCTGATAAATTAAAAGTAAATAAAGAACAAGCTCAGTCTGAGGCTAGACTGTTTGCTAAACGTATGTCTTCTGAAAAATATGTACAAGATCTTCAAAAAGAAGCAACACTAAATAGATTAACTGATAAAACATCTTTTGATGAATATATAACTTCTCAAACTTTTGGTAATGCTATTTCGGATTTGTTTAAAAATCAAGAATATGAACAGATTTTTCAAGATAACTCTAGATCGTGGAATGAACGGATGGCAGCCTTAGATGTAGAGTCTTTACTTGATTTAGCTAAACTTGAAGCTTCTACCGCTGCTCAAAGACAACAATGGGAAGCAATAGGAGGAGTAGGAACTGCTGTTGCAGAAGCTGTACCTTCTAACTCTAAGACAACTACAACTACTGAAACACTTCCAGCAGCTATCGATGGAGTACCTGCATAATGGCTACTAATACTACAGAAATATTACGTAAGTTACAAAAAGCAATGCCTGTAGCAGATGAAGAACAACGTAAACGGCTCGAAGCCGGTAGGGCCATTCAGCTTCAACAAGCTGTTCAACAAGCTCCTGCACTGCCTACAGTGACTATCCCAACCACAGCTCAGTCATTAGGGACTGCTCAAGTTCAACAAGCTGGAGCACAACAAATACAACAAGCTCAGCAACAAGCTCAACAAACTGCACAAATGTCTCAAATGGCTTTAGACGAACAAAAAGCTCAAGCTAAACAAGCTGTTGAAGGACAACGACTAGCTTTAGGCGAGAAACAAATACAAACTGAAGCTGAGCTGTCAGAACAAAAAAGAGCTGTCGAAGACAAGATATTACAAAATCAGTTAAATTTCCAACGAGATGAAATAGGTCGAGCTGAATTACAGCAATCTCAACTGTATGATCTTGCAATATCTACAGCTAAAAATGAAGAAGATTTAAAAGACCGTATTCAATCTATTAACCAGGCGTCAGCTGAGCGTATTAATTATTTAGAAGCTTTAGCTAACAGACTTAAAGTTGTGGCTTCTGGAGAATTTAAAATTAAGAATCAAAAACTTGACCAAAAATCTAGAGAGTATATAATGGAATTACAACGGCAAGCTAAAGAGCGAGCCGCTAAAGAAAAAGCTAAAGCCGGTAATAGAGCAGCAATGTTCCAAGCCGGTGGAACTATTGTAGGAGCAGTGGCCGGTGGAGTTCTAGGTAGTGTAGTAGTACCTGGAATAGGAGCATCAGCAGGAGCTACAGTAGGAGCAGCAGCAGGTGGAGCATTAGGTTCAGTAGTAGCAGCACAAACAACTTAGAAAGGGTTTAACATATGGCTGAACGAAACGATGAAGGAATTAGAAATTATTTACGTAAGAAAAAAAATGAAGAAGATCGGGGTGAATTCCGTAAGTATCTCAAAAAGACAGGTGAAAATATTAGTGAAGGAGTAGGTAAGTTATTTAGAACTCCTGAAGATGCTTATGCTTCGAATATAGATGAACAACGTAAACAAGAATTGTTAACTATACCAACAGTAGATATTCCAACTCCTTCAGAAACTACTGAAGTTACTATTGATGAAGTTAAACCAGAAGGTGAAGCTACTAAGCTACAACGTAAAATTAATACACTGACAGATCAATTACTTAAAGTAGAAATGCCAGCAGATCAATCAGCTAAATGGGAAGCTAAACTTCAGGAAGCACAGGATAAATTAGAACAGTCCAGAGAAACAGAAAACTGGAAAGAAGTAGCATCTCAAATATTTGCTAATTTAGCCAAGATAGGTGCAGCTATACAAGGACAGAAAAAAGGTATAGATCTTAGTGGATTAGATATTAAGCCTTATTCTGGAGAAGAAGAGAAGAAATTTGCTGAACGTCAGTACGAGCGAGAAGTAAGTCGAGTAGGTAAAGATATTGAAATTAATCAAGCACAACGAGATAAAGCTTCAGCAATGATACAACGTGGTAAGGAATTTAGGATAAAAACCTTACAAGATAACTTAGATGGTTTACTTAAAGTACAACAGGAACTAGCTAAAGAAACAGCGAAAAATCAAGCTGAAGAACGTAAACAATTACAAAAATTGAATAGTGCCTATGAGAAAGCCCAAGAACAACTTAATCAAGGTAATCCTGAAAAGGCTAGATTAATTTTAGTAGGGGGTGGATTTAGTGCTGACACTGTAGATGAAGCGTTCACTAAGCCTGGTTGGTTTGGAATAGGAAAACGAGAACGGTCTACTGAAGAAGCTAAACAACAATTAGAAGCTATTAAACCTACTTCTGCTCTTGAACGTGGAATAGTAGAAGGAGCTAAAAGAACAAATAACCCTCCTCTACCTAGTAATAATAAACCTAAACCTGGAGATATAGTTACAGTTAAAGGTAAACGATATCAAGTTGCTGCTGATGGAGATACTTTAATAGAGGTTAAATAATAATATGCCTAAATTATCTGAACTAAATCCACAAGATGTACAGATTGAATCTGCTCCTCGACTGAAGTTGTCTGAAATAGCTGCGGAAGACGTACAAATTGAATCAACTCCTCCTGTTTTAAAGTTATCTAAACTTACTTCATCTGATCTTCAACCAGAAGTATCTAAATTTGAAACAATGCTGCATGGAGCTTCTCAAGGACTGACAGCTGGATTGGCAGATGAGATAGCTGGATTTGCACTAGCTAGTTGGAAATCCTTGAACCCAAACGAGAAAAAGGGATTCTTAGATTTATATCGTAAAAATCAAGAGATGCTCGAAAGTCGAGTTAAATCTGCTATAGAACAACATCCTGTACTGTACTGGGCCTCTGATTTAGGGGCAAGTGTACTAGGCTTGGGTAAAATAGGTACGACAATAAAAGGAGCTGCTGCACTAGGAGCTGTTGAATCCGTAGCTAGAGGAGAAGCACAGCTAGTAGGAGAACGGGCTGATTACAAGCAAGCAGCAATGAATGCTGTACTTGGAGCTGCTGCTGGCGGAGGAACTGTAGCTCTAGTAAAAGGAGTTACTAAACTTCCTGGTGCAATCCGTAAACAGATTAAGTCTCCTAAAGATTTGACAGGTGCTCAAGAACCTATACGTAAATTAACTAATGAAGTTGCTAATGAAATGGAGCAACAAGCGGCTAAAATTGACACGTTAACTTCGATTATTGCAGATAAAAAGCTAGTTAGAAAAAATTCTGAACTATTTAATGAACAAGCATTACAGTCCTTTAGAAAAACTTTAGGAAAAGATGAGCAAGTTGTCAACACATTACTTGAATCTGATCCTTTATATTCTAGTAACTTAGCACAACAGTTAAAGAACTTTACTCCAGAACAACAAGCTAGAATAGGACTGCGAGCTAGAGTAGATAAAGCACATAAGATATATCAGAAACAAGTAAATGATTTTGGAACTTGGTTGTATTCACCTGAGTATGTAACATTAGAAGAAGCTCCTAAAGCGTTAGCTAACTTTGATCAGAAAATTAAGCAAGGACTACTAACTCCTGAGAACTACAAGGAATTTACAGCACAGCAGATTGCATCTAAGAAACTAGCTGATCAGAATATTCAATTAGCTAATCAAGGATTTGTTAAAAATTATAAAGATCCTTTAAGTATTTCAGGTAAAGATATATATTCTGGATTGTTAGATTTACAGTTTGCCGCAGCTGAGACTGATCGTGTCGTTGGAACAAAGCTAGGAAGAGTTACGAATTATCTTGCTAGACAGTTTAATCGTATGGATGCTTTTAAAGAAACATGGAGTCGTCCAGCGCTTAAGTTATTTAAAGAAAGACGAAATGTTGGGCTAACAGTCGAACAGGTATCAGATGCTTTAGAAAGTCCTGAAATATTTGGTAAATTATCTAAGACTCAACAAGATGTAATAACTAAATGGTCTTCTTTTTTTGAAGACTTCCGACAAAATATGAGTAAACAATTTGATATTGAAATTGATAAGATAGATAATTATTTACCGCGTGCTGGAGTACCTACTCCTGTAGCTATAGCTAGAATGAAAAATAAAGCACAATCTATAAATATTCCACAACTACCTAAATATCAAATAGATACTTTGTTAAGTAGTGTAGACAAAAAATTACAAGATGCCTATCGAACTCAGTATCCTGAAGTTTATGAATATGCTAAAGGATTAGAATATTTATTTGACACTAAAGTAACCAGTTTAGATGATATACGCTTACTGACTAATCAACTAGATGATTTTGAACGGATAAAAACAGCGACTGGATATGAGCTTAATGCTGCTTTTCATCGAAAAGGAGGCATTCCTAAATTCTTGCAAGAACGAGATGCTGAACAGTTAATGTTAAAATATATTCATAATGGTGCTCAAGGAGCTTATCTGAGTACACCTCTTCAATTACTTGGCTCTCAAGTCAAGGTACTTAAAGATGCTGGTATGGGCAACACAGCTGCTTATTGGGATGAATATTTAAAACATATGAGTGGTATTCCTGCACCTGGAGTACATGCAGCTAGAGTTATGGCAGATAAATATAAAGCAGCAATTGAACGTACTTTCCAAGATGGAGCTTTAAAAGAAACATTGAATATGGGTCCTGAAGTAATTCATAAAATTGCAGAATCAGTTTATCCTAATTTCTTAGGGTTAAATCCTAAAGCTAATATCCGTAACTCAATACAACCTTTTGTTACGACTGCTGGTGAAATCGGAGGAGGTTCTTACGGTTATAGATTAGGGATACAAGCATATATTAAAACACTAGGAGAGATTGAAACTAAAGGGATTAAAGGATTCTCTGCTGATTTAATTGAACGTGGATTAGCCTCTCCAGCACAACGTCTTGAAAACATTGGTAATTTAAAAGCAGGGCTTAGAGATTCAGTGCTTGGAGTTGGAGCACGATTTATAGACGAACAGGCAAAACTAGCTATGGCAATTTATATATTTACTGAAACTGTTAACAGAAAAGTTACACTTGAAATGAGTAAAACAGTAGCAAAAGATTTGTTTGATGCTAATGCTAGACAACTTGCAGGAGTTCCCCTTAAACGAGCTAACAAAATTGCACTTAAGTTTATCAACAAAATGGAGCCTAGTTATAAGAATGAAATGGAACGGTTGATTAAAAAAGGAGCTAATCAGCAAACTTTTGAAAATCTAATAGCAGAGTACTTAATACCTAAAACCCAATTTAACTATGGTAAAGTAGGACTGTATAGGTATGGTAGATTGATGGGTCCTTTCTTAGCTCAGTTTACTAAATGGCCAACTGCCGTAGGGTCTGAAATACTGTACAAAGTTAAGAACGATGGAATGAAAGGTGCAGCAGAATTATCTGAAAAATATTTAGCTCCCCTAATTACTCTAGGTATAATAGGTAGTTATACAGGTGCTAACGAGTACGCCAAAACTCCACAAGGATCAGAAATACTTTATCGCAAAGGACTGTCGGACTGGTCTCCAGTATACTCAATCACTACAATTGGAGGTCCTCCTTTAGCACGAACTGCTTATGATGCTGTTAAATTTACAGCCGAGGTAGCAGGAGGTCAAATCCCTGCTAAAGATTTAGGCAAACGGATTAACAGTCAACTGGAACGAGCTGCAAAAGGATATATACCTGGAGTTGTTTGGTACACTGGATTTAAACGAGCAGAAAAAATCATAACCAACAAAGAAGATAAAAGGAAAAAGTAGTATGGCCGAAATGACAAAACAAGAAAGAATGTTGAAACTTTTCAAGTACTTAAAAGAAAGGTTCCCTTCAGACCGTCCTGATTTAGAAACTGAAGATGAAGAAGAACTTGCTGAGGTTGAAGATGAGGAAGTTGAAGAGACTTCTATTATGCCAGTACGAGCTGATAATATAGAAAAAGCTAGACAAGTAAAACGATCATTTATGAAGCGTTAGAAAAAATCTCAGAAGCTACTTTAATTAGACGATGCTCTAATTTCTTTATACGACCTCTTAACTCTTTGTTTTCTTCCCACAATTGTTCTATCATAGCCAGCATCCGTTCAACTTTTTCAGCCGTATCAGAAAGTGAAGGCAAAGACCCCTTTGTGGAGGAGGGTTGCTTTATCTTTTGTTTTGGGAAGAATATTACATTCTTCATAAGGGTATCCTCACCTTCACTTATATATTCTACTAAACTTAATTTGATTTGTCAACAATTATCTTATTGTACCATTTATTAACTAGTTGTACATATTTTTTGAAATAACGGTCTGTACGAGAGTGATAACATCCCCACGGTTCTTGTAAGTCTTTACATTTATTAATCTTATCTAAATAAATTTTAAAAAAACAAGAAGCAGCGTAGTCTAAATCTGAGTCCAATTGTACCCAATTACAATTATAAACAGTTGCTGTATCTACATGTATCTGGAACAAAGAAAAATCTGTAATAATTTCTACACGTTCAAGTCCTACTTCTGTATGTAAAGCTCCAACAACTGTACGATTAATTTGTCTAAATCCTGATTCTTGAAATATGATAGCCACTATCCGATATGCATCTAGTCCATACTTTCTAGATTGTTTAGCAATAATATTGGATATTTGCATTCCAAATATAAGCTCTATATCTGGCTTTAATGTTTTTATAGCACAATAAATAGGATGTTTACTACAATCAACAGCAAATACTAGATTAGACCAAGACAATAAACTTAATAATATTAATAGTTTAACCATATATAGCATAAACTTTACAAAGATAGTCCAAGGTATCCATTTCAAATTTCTTAGTAAATTTAATATTAAACTGTAAATATTCACCTTCTCCCTCCTCAATAATTGCAGAATAACTTACTTGTCCAACAGTATTTAATATAGGATTAGGAACTATTAATAGTTTGCATTTCTTTGGATTAACTTTTACTGTTGGTCTACAAATAACTGTATCTCCTTCTTGTACATGTTTCTTAGAAGAATATCCTAACTTGCATTGTATATTAGAATAATCTTTATAAAAAGTATAATCTTCATTTACTTTTCCTACTACTCCTAAATAGTTAGGTAGTGTGTTACCTCTAACTAAATTCATAAAAACAGTTCCTAACATTTATAAATCTCCTTATAAAATCTTTGGATTACACATCCACATTCTCATATTATTTAAACCACCTTAAAAATCTCTGTAATTTTAATACTTTTCTTATTTCTTAGCCATATTTCTAAATACTGCTCTATTTAGTTCTTTAGTTAATTTTTTACCTAATCTATAAGTTAGATAATAGTCATACATAGCTTTGAAAAAAGTAACTACTTCTGCCACACTTTTAAGTTTGTTTTGTTTACCTGTTACTTCATTGTAGACAGGATATCCCATAGGCGTCTGTTCTTCTGTTAATTTGTATACTGCGTTTCCAGTAGAAAGATACGAAGATACTTTTTCAACACTACCATATCCTTGCCAATATTTGCTTTTAACTATAACAGTTTGTAAAGAAATTTCTGGTGTTTTCCTTAGATAATTTACTTTTATAATGTTACTCATTTCTTTTCATCTCCTTTTTAGCTCCATGAAATTCACTGTATTATCCGGTTTTATTAAATACCGGTCCGCTTGGTGACTATAATAAAAAGTACCATCTATAAAACTAGACCTTGAATCACATTCGTCCATTTGTATTAAACCAGTATAAGCATCATTATTGAGTGACAGATAAAATTCAGAATCAGGAAAAGCGTGAGTACCATGATTTAGTTTAGCTTGTGTAAGCATACGCTGTAAGATACTTAGATACTTTTCTTTCGTCATTTTTTTTCTCCTTTAAGTTTTTTTATTTCATCTTGATATTCTTTACGTTTATCATAATGCTTGTTATACATTTCTGATTCTAGTTTGAGCGCTTCTTTCATATCTCGAAATCCATCTCGTTTAGTTCCATCTGGATACGTGGCTTTTAAAACTGTTGGTGCTGATACAGTTTTTTTACCAAGTCCTCCACAATTAGGACAAGTAAACTTAGCAGTATTCTCCAGTTCTCGTTCAACAAGTTCATTCCAAACTAATTCACAATCTTGACATTTAACATCGATTGATTTGTAACTCATTCATCCGATCCCTTTTTTATTTGATATACGGTACCTTTGTCAATAGCATTTTGAATTATAGCATCCCGTAACGCTCTAGCCCCTGCATAAAAAGCAGCACGATACAACAGTACAGAATAAACAATAAACAAAATAACAATTAAAGTAAACATCATTTTTGTAACCCTTTTAGAATTTTGGTTAATTTATCAAGTTCTTTTTTAACGGTTAGTACTGCTTCTTCTAAAGCATATAAATTTTCTTTAAGAATGATTATTCGTTTTTCAATTCTTTTAACATAAGCATCTATTGTTTCATTTTTTAATTTTTTCATAATGCCACAAACTTAGGTTCATTGTTCTCAATTACACCAAATCCTAGATTAGAGTTAGAAATTTTAATAGGAGTATAACACAAGGGGAGTGCTTTAAGATCTGTTAAGTGTCCTACATTTAATTCAAACAATGTTTTACCTTTATGTGTTTCAAAATAAGTGTGGCCTCTATGAGAATGCCCGATAACTACATTCTGAATAAATGCTTTTAAGTGTTTACCTATTCCACACATATACCCGTGAGTAAATAAAATATTGTCAATTATTATATAATCACGATCATCATAAACAGTAGTAACTCCTTCAAATTCATATAATTTATTTAATGGATCAACAATTACATCTTCAATTTCTGGTAAACGTTCCAACACTCGTTTGATAAATCTTGCATCGTGGTTTCCCATTAGCTGAAAACATTTAGCAGTTGGAGCAACTTTACGTAATTCTTTCCACATTTGAACCGCACAGTGATGTGCTTTTTTAATTTCTTTTGCAGGGGTAACTAAGTTTAAAGATCTTCTAAATTTAGAAAAAGAATAATTGTCATACAAATCACCAACTTGTACAATATGAGTAGGTTGAAATTTTTTAGCATATGCAATAACTCTAGATAAAGCTACCTTGTTATGAAATGGAAAATGTAAATCAGGTACTATTAATATTTTGTGTTTCATGTACACACTCCTTCCTAGTTCTTATTAAACCAAATTAATTTAATCGTGTCAACTAGTTTCTTCTAACAAAGCACTAGTCCACCAATCAGGAAATAATTCTTTGTGAGTGTTATATAGTTTACTGAAAGCAGTATCTAGTATATAAGTTACTCCATAATCTTGTGGACCTCTACATATTCTACCGCTAGCTTGAAGTAATGGTCGTATTGTAGCCCAAGCATACCATGCTTCATCTTGTTCTAATTTAGAACGAATAGCAGGATCATATAAAGAAGGGTAAGGGACTTTAGTTATTACCTGCCACCTGGCAGTATCATCCACTAGATCCAGCCCTTCATACAATCCACTACCTACAAGAACCTGTCCTTCTTCTGGATCAGAATCTATAAAATCTTCTACAATTCCTACTTTATTTTCTCTATCATGCCAAACTAATCTATCTTCATGTTCTAGATACTTTTTAAGTTTACCTGCTACTGAATATGGTGTGTGTATCATTCCTTTATCTGGATGTTCATTAAGTAAGTACTGGATATACTTAGCTATTTTAGGGAGAGACTCTGTTTGATACCTATGAGACATATTAGCAATCTTGTGATAAATAATAGGACGATTCTCTACTGGTATAGGAGAAGGACATTCTAAAAACAGTACTCGTTTTTTAGACAGCCCTAATGATTCAATGTCAGGCTTACCTAGTGTAGCAGATAGTAAGACTATTTTTTTAACTTTAGAAGGAGGCCAAAAGATAGGAGGCTCGTTCTTGGTGTCTAGGGGGATTAGTTTTAATACCTCTTCTTCTTGACCTCTCAACCAGTCTACATCCCTACGAACTAATGTGCAAGGATTTGTTGCTAAAATTTCTTTATGTAATTTTTGTAATTTTTTATCAAGATTAGCTACTGTTTCTAACCATCCTGCAATGTCTGCTAGTGTCTGAATTGAAGACGGCCATCCATAAGTCTTTTTCCATATTCTTTTAGTAGCAAACTCTTGCAAAGTCTGTAACAGTAAATGAGCTTCATCTACTATTAAAGTTTTTGAATATAATTTATGAACTAAGTATGTATAATAATTAACGATATTTAACGGTGATTGTTTTGCACGTTTAACAGCATTAAGATAATTACATTCCCCTCCTCCACAACATCTCTTAAGTTTTTTGTGGGTTTCTTCACAAGACCGCTGGGGATAGGTTTTACATTTGTACGAAGCCCGCTTGTAAAGGATTGAAGAATCTGGAAAGTTATCTTTGTATTGATCTAGTAAGATATTATTAGGTACGGTGATAGTAGCTGAGTTAGACCAGTCAGCTATGGCGTGAGCTACTCTGGTTTTTCCAAATGCAGTGGGAGCTATGATTGAAAATACGTCATAAAAGTCCCATTGTTTTTCTAACTCAATTAACAGTTCAGCTTGAATAGTTGAAGGGGTTCCATAAAAGTGAGTTAAAATTGAAGACACTGTTACTCCAAGTCATTTAAATCAATATCATATCTGTCTAGAATCTTATAGAAATCTTGAGCAAGTTGATCTACTACCGTGACTGTTTCAGTAGATAAATTATCTATTTGATATTTAAGTAGACTTCTAAATAACTCTTCAACAGAATGTAAGGCTATGTACGCATTAGTAGCATTAAGAGCGCGTTTGTGGGCCAAATCTTCAAACTCGGCATTTAAATCAAATTCTAGAGTTGCCTTCATTGTATTTCCCTTCTTTAATTTGTTGTATCAAAGTGGCTATTTGGTTAACAGAAACAGGATAAAAGTCCCAAGCATCTACACACACATTAATCATATTTTGATTAACTTGTCTAGTAGAATGTGTATGCCCATGAATTAAGAACTGTCCATGATTCACTGGTCTTTTGTGTAAACTGTCATAATATCTACTATTAGTATAACGAATAATTTGTTTTTTAAACCATGAGGGCTGATATGGATAATGAGACACTGCCACTTTTTCATTGGCGATTTTTAAAGTTAATTCATTACATGCTAGATTAGCTCCTAATTTTATACAATAATTATATTGTTTTGGATCATGGTTTCCCAACAACCATATAAGAGATTTGCGATTAAGTTGATCTAGTACTGTTTTCCATTGGCGAAAAGACCCCTGCCTGAATATAAAATCTCCAACTACTATTACAATATCTTCATCTGTAACCATACTGTTCCAGTTTTTAATTAAAGTTTCATGCATTTGATCAAGCGAAGTAAAAGGACGATTAGTTAATTTAATAATATTCTCATGGAAAAAATGATGATCAGAAGTAAAGTACATCATTATCTTTTAGCTCCGCAAGTAGCTTTGTAAGTTATGTCTTTTACTTTTTCAAATACAGTTAAACATGGACTTTGAGGATACTTTCTGGCACACCCTGCTTTAGCTGATCGATAAGAGAGAATGTCTATTTGAGTCATTTCTGTTTGATTTGTCCATCCTATCATTCGAGTTCCTGGGCATTTGATAACTTGTTGAGGAGTTAAACATCCCATTAACACTAACAATATTAATGCCTTATACATATCTTTATCTCCTATGGTCTAAAAAATCCCTTGCCTTTAGTGTCTATATGTATCCAATTAGATCCTGGTAAATCCTCACACCTTATTCCTAAAAATATTAGGTGAGGCCCCAGTTCATATCTGATCTTATCACAAGTTCCGTAACTAGGACAAGTCCAATCTATAGCTTTCCCTTCCATATGTGCAGATTTAGGGGCCCCTCCTACTAACCTATTGTATAATTTTGGCCTGAATCCATTTATTATAATAATAGGTTTACCTAAATAATCACGAATAATATCTAACTTACGGCATAAAAATTCTAAATTGTTAAAATATTCTTCAGTAAGCCCATCTTCTTTAGTTGCATATCTATTCCATTTAGGCAACCAAAATAACTCTTCTTTTGTAAAGTGTGCTGTAAAAGGAGTACTCATTTTATTTTCCTTTAGCTAGTTTAATAGTAACTATTCCAATTTCAATAGCATCTTGCTGATCACTTTTCTTGTATGCTTTAGATACATTTTTGTGCCATGTAATAGGAGGTACTTCTATCACTACAGGGGCTCTACATCCCAAGAAGATAGCACATACTGACCAACGCAAGCTATTGTGAGAGTGTCTAATCTTTTCAATAGCTAACACATCTATTTCTGTATTGTAATTAGTAGCAAGCCAATCATGTAATTCACGTAATCTTGTGTAAATATCATTCTTTTTATTTATTGGTATAGTGCCCGAAGTGATTAGCTTACCTTTTTTAAATACAGCAAATCCTGCATCAGATGAAGAACCTGTAGCCGGATCTATAGCAAGTAAAGTTCCTTTAAGAATTATTCCGTGGTGTAATTTAATTTGTTTTTGAATTGTACTGGTCATTTAATTTCTATCATTTGGTATTTAGGGGTACAGTAATTAGAGCCACACTCATACACGATAGGTCCTTTTTCGTATTCGTGCCGATGCCCTTGTAAAAAATAGTTACAGTTATATTTAGTTTGAATTAATTCTTGATAGTAAGGATGCCAGTTAAAGTCTGCCCATCTACCTTTCCAATCCCTTCCTGTATTACAAACTGAAAAGTGAGATATAAAAATTACTGTATCTCCTTCTCTATATTTATTATCTAATTTAATCATTTGCTTTTCTAGTGCAAAGTCTGCTTGCTTTAATAACCAGGCATTGGTATCTCCTTCTATTCCTATAGGTAAAAAATTACAATCATTTGTTTCAGGATAAGGAACAGCATACCATCCGGTGTGACCAATAAACCAGTATCTTTGTCCTTTTCTACGTAACAAAATAGGTCCTTCAATATCTAAAAATCTAATACTGTGTTTAGAAAAACTAGATATAATTTGAGTGTAGTTTTTGTTAAATTGTTCTAAGCTTTTAGAATAATGCCATAAATCATGATTTCCAAGTACAGAGATAATCGGTATTCTAGGAAAGTATTCTCTAAACAATTCAGACAATCTAACAACAGGGGAAGAACCTTTAAGATCTCCAGAATAGTCTCCACACATTACTAAAATATCTGGTTTTTCTTGAACAGTTTGATCAAGCATCTTTTCTATAGTTAGTTTATCTGTTATTCCTAAGTGCAAATCACTTGTTTGTAAAATACGTAGACTCATTTAGATATCCTTATTACTTTAGCTTTTTGTTTAGTAGTTAATAAATTGTACATCTTATCATAATCTGCTTTTAACTTATTGTTTTCAATCTGCACTTGCTTTCGCTGTTTCTCACTGTCTAATAATAATCCCCATATCTGGTCTGCTTCTTTAGCAGCCCGTCTCTTTTTCACGATGTAATTTGAGATATTCCCTAAATTTAGCAGTAATTTTATTATAAGTGAGAATGGCCACACTATAGAAACAAATACTCTAGATACTGTTGCATACTCTGAGTCGTCAAAGTCCTCCAAGTTACTTAAGTATCCAATTACAATTAATGTTATAAATATACCCATTATATATAGACTTATTATTACTCCTGTTAACATGTACTCACTCCTTTTATATTTATTTTACAAATTTCGTTCATTCATTCATTCTCTTATGTGCTGATAAATAACCCCTACTTGTTTATTCCAGCTGAGTTCTATACAATCTAAATGAATTTGTTCAGCTTTCATAATATTCCCATTCTCAGTTCCATCTATGCCTATAAGCACTACTGGACTTTCTTTAGCAGTTCCACAAATAGGACATTTCCAGTTACCGTGTAAGTTTGGTTTTTCAAATATTCTCATTCACTCACCTCCAGTTCTTTTATTTTGCCTACATATAAATATATTTAGCAATTAAAAGTAATCCCATTATTTTCAAAGTACTCATAAACATTATTGAAAACGGCCCGAACAGATATGGCATTAACAGTTTAGGGCACGATCCCATGTCGTCTTCCCATTTATCCGTAACACCGATTGTTAATAAAAGTGTCAATAGCCCACTGATAAATACTATTACTGTAAAAATTTCTTGTGGTATCATTCACTCACCTTTGCTTTCGAGTTGTTTTTTTAGTTTATCGTTTTCTTCTCGCAGTTTTTGTAATTCAGCCGATATTTTAACAACCTCTGAACTATCAACAAAAACTGATTCTGAGCTTATCTTATTATTAGCAATTGAGTAAGTTGTTTTTAGTTCTTCTATTAAAGGATCTAAAACTTTATCCATATCTTTTATATGATCATCACTGTTTAATTTAGCTACTGCCTGTTTTGTCTGTTGTTCTAGTTTTTCAAAATCTTTCTCAAGTTCTTTAATAGCTGGATCAATCCACGAATTATCATTGATATATTTTCTGACTTCATCTATCGACTTAACAGGACGTTTCCATGTAAAATGTGAATGTAAACAATCTAAAATTGTAAGGTGTTTAGGAGAATCTACAACTAAAGTACTGTTCCGATCAGAATATAAAATCACTGTAAGAACACTTCGCTTAGTCATTAAAAACAACTGTTCAAGTAGTCTTTTATTTTGTGTTGGAATTCTTATCCGCATCTATCTGTCTCCAATTATATATAACTCCTAGCGATCCTACTACAGCAGCAAACTCTAGTCCAGTAAAAGTACCACAATTGATTGATCCGATCACTACACCACTTAGTAACAACTTAGCACAAGCAACGATAAAGCCTATAACTATTAATGTAGCAGTTAATGAGTGCTCTCCTTTAGAATTTTTGATATACAAATTAATCATTTTTTAGCTTCCCATAAGTTAGTTACAACTTGAGGTATTCCCCTAAGTTTGATAGTACCTTGTAGTTCTTGGTTTGTCAAGTCTAAAGCTTGGTTAACAAATTGAACTACTTGGTCTGCATCTTTCTCTTGACATTCTAAAATAAATTGATCATGAAAATCTGAGAATACAAAATAAAAATCAATACCAGATTGCTGACGTAACTGATCTAAATACCAAGTCATTATTAAAAGGCAATCGTGTCCGGTAGCCTGTACACAGTTCGACACGACCATGTTATTACTTAGGGTAAATCTGTGAAGATCTCCACAATTAAGTAAATCATATACTTCTGTTCGTGTGGTAGCTTGTTCGGACAGCACATTCTTCTGGGGAGTGTCCATTTTGAATAAGCCATCTAGTATGTGTAGCTGAATATTTAGAATACTTTTCAATAAACTCTGATAAAGGTATTGTATTATTTTGATAATTAACATATTTAGTATCCTTTCTATTATTAGCTTGTTCTTTAGGAGTAGCCCATCGTAAGTTTCCTGGCTCATATCCTTTAGTATTATCTATTCTATCTAAGGTAAGGTCAATGCTGAAATTAAGAAGAGTTTGTACATATTGTACAAAAGACATCGGATTCTTAATCCATTCTTTATGTATCTTAACTGTTTTATATGTGTTATATCCATGAGTTGAAGGATTAGTACATCTTAGTACAATACTTCTAAATCTGTACCAAAGATTCCTTTCATTTTCACTTTTAAATATAGGCAAATTGTTACGTTCTAAGTAACATAGTTGACATCCTAATTGTTTACCTCTTTTTAAATTATCTAAATTTACTAATCTTATTTCATGTTTACATTGAACTTCTACATAAGTTACAGATTTTTTGCGCCACATGAATAATGATATAATTTCCCAATCTCCATATATCTTTCCAAGAAACATTAGGGGAAGTTTTTTTGTTGATAACATAAATCCTTGACTTTTGTACATTTCTACATTCTTCCATAGTTAGATTTATTGTAAGTATTTTATGATCTTTTGTCATAAACACATCATTAACTTTAATAGTTTCTTTAATTCCGTTATAGATTGCTCCATCTGTATTAACCCATTTAATTCCGTCCCATACCTGCATACCTTTACATACTTTTTCAATAGGAATATATCCAAAATCCTTAACTCTAATTAACGTTCCTTTGGCTACACACCTGTTAACTAAATCTTTGACAACATCAGGAGCTACAGTTAAAGGTCTACCTAAACCGTTGTAAATCCATCCACCATGTCCTTCCCACTCAGCTAACAGTTTAGCTTGATAAGTTTTAACCCCTTTGTACAAATCCCAGTATGCTGTATGTATTGCTTTAGCTTCATCAAACGATAAATTAATACCTTCTAATTCAAGTGATTGTTGTATTTTAGCTGGACCAGCACCGTATGAACTACCAAGCGTTATTAATTTACTGATTGATCTTTCTTTTTTACATTGCTTCTTAGCGATTTCTGTAGTTTCTGGAGTAGGGTTATCTGGATTATAATACTTCCGTACATTGTCAGCTAGTTTAGGAATATGATAAGCGTTAAACAAATAAATATCTTGACCTTCTTTAGCTCCAGGTCCATACAATTTCATCATAGTTTTATCTTGAGAAAGTTCAGTTAACACTACAGGTTCTAAAGATGCAACATCAAAGTCAACCCATACCATCCCAGGTCTGGCTATCCAACATTCCATATAACCTTGATCTTTAGGTATCTGTTGTTGATTAATAGACATCTATTCTCCTTGTCCTTCTCCTCCAGAAGCACGTCCGGTTAAAGTAGATCCTGGTCTAATCTTTACATGTACAATACCCTCACGAACTTCATCGATGACTGTTTGGACGTACCCTTGCAGTTTAGTCAACCCATTGTAATCTAACAGTAATTGCCCTACTTCCCCAAATCCTTTTAACACTTTGTTAGATACTGCTGGTTTTCCTGATTTAGTCAGCACAGATATTGGCATTTCTAAACGTTCATACAGTAACCAGCGCAACTGTTCATCAGAGTTTAAATTAAAATGATTAATCTTTTTGAGTTCTTCAATCTTGTTTATATAATTAATATAGTTCTTACTAATCGTTCCATCTTTTTTAAATTGCTGTTTAGGTTTTCGAGTGTCAGTAAATTCTTGTACTTTAAATTCATTGTACTCTGCTATATGTTCCACAACTTGTGGATGAGTTAACAGTTTCAATTCAAAGTCTTTAATATTATTAAGTAATTCCTTATTGTAGCTAATTAACTTTCCGGTATCAATCGCATTTCCGTACATGTACTGTTCAACAGCCAGCTTAATTGCATTTATAAAGTAACGTTCGTGGTAGATTTTAAGAAATGGAAATCGTTTTAAATATGGAACGAACACTAAAAAGTATAATTGCCAACAAGCGTCAGCATCAAGTGCACAGTATTTAGATATAACTTCAAACGGAGCTTTCCACATCTGAGATTTATCCGCAGCTTTAGTAGATTTGTTAATACATCCGTTTTCGATTAACCAAGTGTTAAGTCCATCTTTGTTGGATTCAGGCCATCCTAACAATCTGTGTTCTGCTTCTTCCAAACTCCACGATTGATTTAAATATCCTTCAGTAGCTAACTGTTTAAACAAACCATAACAACAGGACAACCAGTTATCCCAGAAGTACTCTCCAGAAAAATGCTGCAAAATTAAACCGTCAAACACTACGTTAAATGCTAACAGCCTGTGCTTAAATAATTTATCAACTAACCATTGTTTTAATTCAGGTGTACAGTTAACTAAATTAATATAAAAAGATCCAGTTGAATAAGATACTCCTAGTCCAAGTACCTGGAATTCTGGATCAAATATATCAACACCCTTAGTTTCAAAATCTAATGCCAACACTTCAGTTTCATCAACTGGCCACACAGACTCTAACTCTTGAACAGTAGGATACTCTGTTACTGGAATTAATTGTCGTGGTTTAGAATTGATACAATTTAAAAGTATTAAATAATTCTCAGATCGCACATCCATTTAGTCACCTTCAATCCAGCTGGTCTTAAATGTTGCAACTCTGCCCATTCTTTAGCCTGTTTAAACGAAGAAAAATGCTCTTCAGTTAAGGTACTTCCTTCACTGTCTACTACATAATAATAATTTCCAGCTGAATTTGCAAATACTTTGTACCCTTTTACATATCCAATAACTACATGTACTTGCTGTCCTTCGAACACTTTAAGTTGAGGAGTGTGAGAAAATTCTGTAACAAAATTATCCAAAGAATTGTGACACATCGGGCTAAGAAAGTCTACTAATTCTTGACTAATAATGGATGAATCTTCCCACACTTTTATTCTATCTCGAAACCGTTCTCCAAAAGAATTCTCTAAGATAATATCTATTGAATCTCGTACAGGAATAATTGACAGAATGTTTAACGTGTACTCTCCAGGTTGTAATTTACCAGTAATAGACTGTGACAAATCTTTACTAGGATTAGTATCTATTACATACTGTTGATAAGTTTTGTACATTCTGTCCTCAGTTTACTTATTCTGCTTTTTTCTTTTTAACATAATACATTACTGTGTTACGTCCTTTTTTAGCTTCTGGATCATAGTTCTTATTAGCCATCAATATCAATCCTGTCTCATCGTTAAATCTAAGAACTAATTGGTCTTCATTAAACTTAGAAGCAAACACTGATCCTACGATATCATACTTGTATTCACGTTCTTCAGTTTTAGGTTTCTCTTGTACTTGTTGTTTTGGTCTTGTCGGAAAATTAGCCATCTTTCTAAATCCTTTCATGTGTTAACTGTTACTTATTTAGTTGCCTTACTTCAGCAAACCATTCATCATATTTATCTTCGTACTTTTTACAAGCAGTTGCAAACTCACAATAATCGCACTTACTGTATCCTAATTTTTTACCTGTTGCATCTAAATTGATTGGACGAGGACCTAAGTCTTTGTTTTCTCTCAGGAAATCACAATAGTCAAAGAACTTTTTGATACCTAATATGTTTACAATTGAAGCAACAGCAGGTTTACTATCAAGTTTACAATTAAAATATAAGGTATCTCCACGTAATTCTAAAGCAAACCCTACTTCTACACAATAGAATTTTTTAGGTTGTCCTTTTTGATTGTATTCTATACGTGAATCTTGCGAAGGAATTATATTATTTTTAATATCCATATAAGGAATATGAAAATCAACTCGCGACGAATACCATAGTTCAAACGGAATGTTTAAATTTCTACTGTAGTGTAATGCTTGAATCAAATGTGGCAAAGAAGGTAATCGTTCTGTATAAACATTACGGACTGTATAGTAAGAAGACATACATTTTAATTCTAAACCTAACACTGGATCAGGATTACACAACACTATATCTGGATTACCTACGATCGGAGTACCATTAGTAGTAACTGAATTTACTGGTATCTCTTCTTCTCGTTTAAGAGTTCCTTTCCATCCTTTAGAAAGTACAGCTACCCATGCTTCTTCGTTAGCTTTACCTCCTTCAAACATTAACTTTTTATAATCTTCTATTTTCTGTTCTATTTCAAAAAATCTAACCAGTGCTGTTCTATGACATACCGCAGTTGTGGTCTGTTCTGTTTCTAAATAGAGACCTCCAGAAGAAACATGATAAGTAGGAACAACTTGTTTACGTCGTTCTTTAGATTCTTTTTCAAGAACCTCTCGTCCTTCATTCAACAATTGTTGTATATTAGGAAGGTTTTTCATTAGTGGTTACTTCTTTCTTTTTAAATGTAGCTATTAAAGTTTTCCACACATTAGCAGTAGCTTCGTCTGTACCTTCAGCAATCTGTAAAGACTGTCCATCTATCACAGCTTTAACATGGGATAAACAAGTTGCATATCCTACATTAAACTGAGACTGCAAATCTTTTTCAAATTCTTCCAGTGACAACATAATCTGTTTTGTACTCATTTAGAATCTCCTTTCTGTCCATCAGTTGGACGGGTAAATCTATCATCTAGTACTTTATAATACTTCTCATAAAATAACAAGAATAAAATACAACAACCAGCATGTGCTAAGTGAGACAGTCCCGTTTCAGGATCAGTGCTCTCTCCTCTTGCCCACGCAAATAAGTGTCGTAGACAGGCCCCTAGTACCCTAGACCATTTCATTCCACCTGCCCAATTCCAGTCCCCATATTTAGATTTCCCGAACTGTAACACTTTAGCAATCTCTTCTAATGATTCTACAGGTAGCAAGTCTAAAGGAAGTTTACCTTGATCATGTTTAATTCCTGTACCTAAACATACTTCTTTCAGATCTGGTCGATCCACGTCTGCAATCCATCTAGTAAATCCACACTCAGGACAAGCCTTAGTTAAATATGTATTATCACTAGTTTTATAAAAGCATTTATCACATCTAATCTGCATTAAAAAGATACCCCTACAAAAATAGAAGCTGACTTATCTGTTTTAAACTCAGCTCCAGCATTTAAGAATTCCCATCTTTTTATATACACTACAGAATAAGCAGGAGTAAAAGATGGATCAGTACCTACTCCAACTAGTATAGTATTGTATTTAGTATCTTTAATTACTTTAGTTTCAGTGTGGGTCTTTTCTACTGTTTTAATATCATTAATAACTTTAACAGTTTCTTTTATTTTCTTCCCAGTTTCTTTATCGTAAACTACTGTAGTTTCTGTTTTAGTTTTGTCTAATGTAGTCTTTTGATTTTCTACTAACTGTGTTAGTTCTTTTATAGTTTTATCTTTAGCTGAAATAATTCCGTTGTAAGTAGAATCATACTGTGAATTTACATACACAAAAGTTAAAATTCCAGTAATTCCTACCGTTAGTAAATAGTATTTAACTTTGTCCCACATTAGTCAACTTTCCTTTCGATTGAAGTTTAGCTAACTTATCTACACGTTTCTGATCATTAGTAGAATTCCTTGGTACCCACTCTAACAAAACATTCACCTCGTTAATAAGTGTATCATATTCTTCCCATAAGTCAAGATTAGAGTGCCTACGATAAACTTCTTTAGCTAACCTAACTGTTAACAAACTATCTGTATAAATTTTAATAATATCATATAAAGAAGAATGAGACTTGACTGCTTCAATAATAGCCTGTAATTCCATACGGTTACATGTTGTCATTTGAGTGGATACACCAGAGTGTTCTTTTCCTTTTTCATTAATCCATGCCCATCCCCCTACACCTGGATTACCTGAACAAGCCCCATCAGTTGTGATATGTATAAGCTTTGTCATATTCTAACCCCAAGATATTTTAATTGAATTAGTATATTATCTACTGATTCTTGAACATAGATAGGATTAATTTTATCTCTTATTAATAGATAAGTTAAATTATCATATATAGGTTCTACACTAATTGGCTTAATACTAGAAATATTTAAATAAATAAGTTGAGATTGTCTAGTTGAATCAGAAGTATAGATATTTGAAAAAACTTGAGTAAGCTTAATGAGTTTGTTCATATTCTGTACCGTATTCCTTTCCTTCATAATATAATTCTTTTCCACAGTATGGACAATAACAAGGAGGATCTACAGGGTCCCATGCAAATTCAAAATTAGCTTCACACACATCACAATAAATCCATCCACTAAAAAATATATCAGTGATTAGTTACTTCCTCAACAGAATGTATTTGGATTTGAACTATTTGAGAATCTTCGTTCTGTTTATTATATTTATTTACTAACTTTTTTAAATCTTGTTTAATAATAGTTTCAGATTTAGTGTCAAACAAATCAGCCATTAACTCTTGTTTGATTATGGAATAAATAACTTGATATTGCTTTTGTTTTTTAGTCATTAGTTACCTCTCTTTCAACATATCCTGCTTGATCTAAAATAGTTGTTATTTGTTCTAATGTTTTTCTAGTACTGTAATAAGATTCTTTAAATTTATTATTATCAACTTTAAGTATTTCTAAACGTTGGTCATACTGTTTAAGACAATTTACTAATTCAAGAATTACTCCAGTTGGAATCATAGTAACAAAAGAATCTGTAGATTGCTTTAAATATCCTTCAAATCTTTTTATTAACATTAAAGTAGTGTCCATCAGATACCTCTCTTTATGTTGAAACCTACTGTTAGGATTAATCCTATAATTCCAGTTAGTCCTACTAGTAAATACAGTTTAATAATTTTAGACAAATCTTTTTTAGTTATTTCTGGTATTAATCTAAGTATCTTAGTTACAAACCAAATACCTACTAATGAATTTAAACCAAGTATAATTAACCACATAATCCCTCCTCAGCTAAAGTTTCACAATCTATAGCACACTGTTCCCAGGTACGTTTATCCCCATCTCCTGCACGACAAGACTTAACTGAATATTTAATAGCTTCTAAAACTTGCTTAAGCCTCTTATTCTCGACTTGGAGTTTAAATATCATATCTAATACTTCATCTAGTAACATTATTTATTCTCCTTAACTTCTTCACCTAACCAACATCCTAATTTATAAGCAGGAAAAATATAAGTAGTCACTCTATCATGTTTCTGGCATTCATATTGATTATATTGCTCATTTCCTTTATCCTTATATCCTTCTAGTAAAACGAACATAGATATAAACAAATAAATCATAACTGTGTAAAAGGATAAACCAAAGATAATAAATCTTACATTATAATCTTTTGTGATAGTATCCATTTTTAATTACTCCCCTCTCTAAAAATTCTCTTTGCATCTTCTATTGAAAAATTTAATTCTAATTTAAAATCACCATTCTTATCAACAGATTCTTCAATCCAATTTATTCTTCTAGCACATCCATCACATTGACAATACTCTGTTCCCCCTTCCCACAAATCATGATATCCACATAAAGCTGGAGACTCATCATTCTCTTTTAAATATCTTCTTACTTGATCAAGTAACATTTCTCTTTCTCTTTCAACAATCTCGCGAGGAAAATAACCATCATTACCAATAAAGCTTCTAGATATTATACGTTGAAACTTCATTCTTTACCTTCTCTCTAAAAAGATTACACGTAATCCATAGTAATTGTCAAGAGGAAACTTATACTCTGTATTAGGAGTATCCATCAAGTGCCTTGACCAGTGCTCATAATATAACTGTAAATGTGTACCTAACTCTATCCCTGTTCTAAACTTCCAACTAGCTTCACGCACTTGAGATTGTGTACCTAAGATTTGTATCTGATTATCTAAAAATAAATATTCGCACCCTCGCAAATTCAAATTAAAATTAGTTCCTCTTTTCCAAGCATCTTTATATTCATAGGTGTATGCATCTCGATGGTCTACTACTCCATAAAAATCCATTGAAACGTGATCTACTTCTAACAGTTTAAAACCACACAGTAAGTAACTTAGTAATAATATTAACCAAATTCTCATGCTTTTTTAACCTTTAAATTGGAAACCTATTTTATCTACAAGTCCAATTTTTAAAGCTTCTTCTGCATTATAGTATTTGTTAAACTTAGTCCACCTATTCCAATCAGATTTACGGTGGCCTGATCGTTCTGCATAAATAGAAATCATTTTCATTCTAAGTTTTTTAATCTGCTCTCCTTCTACTTCTACATTAATAGAATGATCATCTAATGCTGTACTACCAGCATGTACCATAATCCAAGAGTTAGGCATAATCACGCGATGGGTACAAGCTTGTAATATAATAGAAGCAGTTGACATAGCTTGTCCTACTACTACTCCTATTGTTGTATTAGGCACAGATTTAATCATATCAAATATAGCATATCCATCCATCTCTGACCCACCCCATGAATTAATTAATAGAGTAATAGGCTGAGGATCTTTAGCGAGAGCTAGTATATCTATCATAAATTTTTTAACCATCTCTTCAGAAACTTCACCATTAAGTATAGCACAACGATAATCTAAATCGATTGATTGCTCTAAAAGATAATCAAGATTAGTAGGTTCTTTGTTCATACATCCCTCCTCCACAAAATGAGGGAAGTAACAACATACCTCCCTCCAAGGACAAATTCATGAATAATAAAACCGTCAGATCTAACTGACTTCTTATTCCAATATAACATCTACTATTCCTTCTGTCAATTCTATTTGTTTACGAGATATAACTTTGTTATAGTCAGCATCATAATCTAAGCAATAAGGAGAGGCCAACAAGTGACCTCCCTCAAACTTGTGTACCCAGATCTTAGAGACCTTGTGGTTAAGTGACAAGTGAATGCGGATTCCTTCAGTAACAAAGTATAAGTTACCGTTAGAATAGGACAAGATTTGTTTTTGGTTGGAATTGTAAAGTGAGCGATATTCATCTTGAGTTATATCAAGATGTGTAGGCCACGATCCTTCCTTCCGGTACACTTCTGTTAATCTATCTTTAATTATTTTACTTTTCATTTTAATAAGGACTCCCTTTGCGATAACGCCATGCAGGAGCATGTTGAATGTACGTTCGGGCACATTCGATACGCTGCCAGTTTGCCTCTTTACATTTAGGACATTCTTCTGTAGGTAATCGGTTACGATCATCTACTTCACGTACATCTGTTATTTCGTGTTCACAGTTTAAACATTTGTATACATACAACGGCATATTAGTGTATCTCCTTAGAATTTTTAGTACCTAAATAAACACAGTGTAATATAGCCATTGCTAAAATAGACATAGCTTGTTGAAGGTTTATATCTTTCATGGTATATATTAACTGTCCTACATATTCATCAGGCAGTTCACTAGCAACAGTAGTTGTATCCATAAAAGCCCTTAAAGGTTGCTGTAATAATTGATCCATTTCTTGTTGTGTCATCATTAGTCATTACTCCATATTAAGATTGATAAGATAATTAAAACTGTTATAAATATTAATCCTCCCATACTTAGACTTTCCATTAGAATGTTGTTACGAGTATCCACTTATATTCATCAGGTTGTTGTAGCTCAACAATAGAGTTATGTTTTTGCTCCCGTGCTGTAATCACAGTTTTACCGTTAGGTAAAAACCCATACACACGATAGTCTGTATCAGATAATCTGGCAATAAAAGGAGTTCTGTTCAATCTGATTAATTCACGTAATGTAACATACTCTTTAGTCTTTGGCCACACCAGTAACCTCCTGTTTTTGCTTATCTATTCCTGTACGTGTTTGTTCTAGCAACTGTCTTATTCCTACTGCGATTAAGTATTTGGCTACTCGTTTAGATTCTTGACAGTTAACTATTTGTTTAGCTAGTTCGAACTGTTTGAGTAAGTCACCTGTTAATCTAACTGTGATACCTTCACGTTGTTTAGTCATGATCTTATCTCCCTAATCCAGCGGATCGTTGTACATATTCATTATAAATAGACTGTGCTAATATGTCTTCAAAAGCAAATAAATTAGGCATTCCTATAACATCATCTATTAGTTTAATAAACTGTCTACTTAGATACCAAGCTGGAATAAGTGACTCATTTTTGTAATGATAGTCAAACTCAGTGCGCAATATATTAAGTTGTGAAAATAAGTATTGATTTAAAGGAGCCTCATCTATACGTAACATACGTGCATGATATTCTGCTTCATCTGCGGTTACAGAAAAAAACAATCCACCAACTCGTGCAGGATGCCATAGAATATAAGAATAAAAAAAAGCGTAACGTGTTGTACAGTGAGCTAAGATATGTGTTGCCATTGAAGCAGCCAACCCTGTAACAATACATCTAATACCAACTCCTTGAGTTTTAACAGCTTCCATTTGGGATATAAATATTGATCCTGCCATCACTGATCCCCCTGGAGAATTGATCACTATCGTAACTTCGTCAAATTTAGTTGCAAGTGCCCGTAATTTATCTGCTTTTTCTAAGATTTTACCATCAACTACACCTCTAATCTCTATTGTAGATTCAGGATTAACAGTTAATGTTTTCGCTATACTCAGTGTTGGAGTTAGTAGCAAGAAGATTAAATAAACGACGTAACATTTCATACTTTTCCTCCTTTGTGAAAGACCGGTGAGGTCCAGTTACAGTTATCTTACCTTCATTTAAAACTAAAAGCAACTGTCTTCTATTAATTCCATTATAATAACATGATCTTTTTGCCACAAGTGTATCCATGTTCCCTCCTCATCACTTGGGATATAATCATTTAACAGTAAAAAAGTACGTGCATCTAAACAGTAATTAAATCGTTGCCATTCTGTTTTGTTAGGAGGTTCTGCACGTTTGATTTTGTACAAGATTACCATAAGTAATACCTCCTTTTTAACTGTACCATTTAGGTTGCTGGTTAAAAATATCAATACCTTCTTTATATCCTAAATATTCTAACAAAGAGCATATCAAAATATCCATTTCAGCATGGCATTTTTCTTCATCGTCTTCTCCGTAAATATTAACAATAGCTTGCATGTTATCTTTAAATTCTTGCGGAGTCATGTTCACATTCTCCTTTGTTACACAAACCAGTTATGTGTTTTGTCTATCCATTCTGACCATTCTTTTTCTTGCTGAGTGTATTTAATTAACAGTTCATTTAATGTGTTCTGATTTAATTTCATGTGTTCATCTACCAATCTGTCAAACACAAAGTTTTTTAAATCTGCAAAACCCATACGATCTGTTTCAATAGATGCTACTTTGATAGCTAGTTTTGTTTTACTCATCATGGTTATTATCTCCTGTTTCTAACTCCTGATTAGGTTTAGGTAAATCTCCAAGATAAATTTCAAAATCAGGTTGTTCTTCTTTAGTTTTAAATTTGTTAGCATATACAAACACTTTTACTTTACCCCACGTACCAGTGTAGTAAGTACGCGACCCATCTTTAGAAGTAGTTTTCCACAAGCCACACACTCTAATCATAGTAAATCTCCTTTCCAGTCTGCGCCACACATTGCACACACCCAATGTGGACAGCGTTCGTTAAACGAACAGTTAGTTTTTCTAGGATGGGTACAACTAGGCAATGTATTTGCTGTACTTACACCAGTTTCTTTTATCTCTTTTTGTTCTTGATACTCTTTAACTAGATTGTACCCTGGATTACTAAAAAAACTTCCATCATTATTCCATAAAAAGTCTAAAGAGTTATTATTATTTTTAAAATACATTCTTCCTATAACGTGTTGAAAATCATATATACCTATAATTTTAACATACGTAATACTAGATAGTACTAAATCCTTAATTATATATTTTTTACCTAGTTGTAATTTCATTTGTAAGTACTCCTTGTTTAATCGACTACTCGCCTAGTCTCCATTGCATCATAGTCGTACTCACGTACTAAGTCAATCTGGTAGATACCGGGATCTAAAGTGATACGTCTGTGCTCTTGATGTACGATATCTATTTCTGTATCTGTTTGAATATATGTATCCCCAGTATCAGCTTTTACAACTCGAAGTCCTGGTACTTGTTGACATCTAGTTAACTCTGTACCTTTAGGTACTAGTGCATGATAGTGCCCAGTCACTTCTCCTTCTGCTAACACATTAGTTTGAATTTGTTTGCATCCTTCAGGAATGCTTTCACATTTTTTAATTAGTACATCGCCGTGTTGGTAAAATTGATTTGATTTCATGTTAATTCTCCTTATGTTAGTTGAAGTGGCGCACTGTATGGAATGTTGATCACTCCAAAATTACGCCAAGTTAAAGCTTGTTGTACAGTGGTACAATCAGGATGAACTGCTTCAATGTGTATATCGTCTACAGATGCATTTTTCATTTTAAGGTATATACGTTCATCATATATTTCTCCTGCAAAATTAACTGCATACAATTGATAATCTTCCATTGTGTCTAGTAGACGATTAGGAAGATGTTTGAACAGTCGTGCTACCCCTACTCGCTTGATTAGTTCAGCTCGTTGTTCAGCATTTTTTACTTGTAAGATACGTTGTGGTTGTTGAAGAAGGTTTTCTACAGATGTCTCAATCATCCACTGTTCCATACGTACCCCGTTATGCGCATATAAGGCTGTCCCATCTCTCCATTCACAAAAAGGACCATTAGCACAATGAGGTTGGTTTCTGTTATTAACTTTCAGTATACTAGGTCGGTCTGATATTATGCAAAACTTTTCATGTAAAACTCGTGGACCTGAGTGCCATGCGAGTGTCTCATAATGCTGCCATTTAGAATAGTCTAAATTTAACTTAACAACATGGCGAAAGAAAGACAAATAACTAACCCAACCTGACCATTGATTACCTCCATTCCACATTCTATACATATACTGAGCACACATTAGACCAAATTTTCCAAGATTAAGTTCGTTTGCTAAAGATATCATAGGTTTTATTGAAAATCTGAAACAACTAGTGGCAGCGGAAGTGGCAGCGCGAGTGGCATCTTCAGTGGCAGCGGAAGTGGCATCGTAAGTGGCAGCGTCAGTGGCATCGCGAGTGGCAGCGCGAGTGGCATCTTCAGTGGCAGCGGAAGTGACATCGTAAGTGGCAGCGTAAGTGGCATCGCGAGTGGCAGCGTAAGTGGCATCGCGAGTGGCATCGGCAGTGGCAGTGGAAGTGGCATCGGCAGTGGCATCGGCAGTGGCATCGGCAGTGGCAGCGGAAGTGGCAGCGTCAGTGGCAGCGGAAGTGGCAGCTTCAGTGGCAGAGCGAGTGGCATCGGCAGTGGCAGCGTAAGTGGCAGCGGAAGTGGCAGCGGAAGTGGCATTGACAGTGGCAGCGTCAGTGGCAGCGTAAGTGGCAGCGTAAGTGGCAGCGGAAGTGGCAGCGTAAGTGG